GACTTGCGTCGGAAGGCATAACTCTAAAATTACCTTCGCTTAGTAAGATGCTGGCTACGGCAGACCTAGTCATCGGCCCTCTCTCGTAGAGGATTTCTGCAACTCTCCTTCTAATGCGAGCATTCGCATTATTTTTTGCCATACTACAGTCCTGTAGACGGTGCTATTTAATTACTCCTCTAAACCACCTATGTACGCAACACCTAATTCGGTATTACCAACATCACCGGATGCGTAAGAAGCAACTCTGGTAGTCGTTGCGAATAGTATTCGTAGAACACTTTGAGTCAGTGGTTTTAGAAATGGGTGCATCATGCAATACATCCACATGAGACAACCGCAACCATATACGGTCAGAGCCAATCTACCACACCCTGCTTTCTTTTCTTCATACCTTTAGGTAACTCATCACATGTACTGCGAATCATGTTTGCTACTTTCCCATCTTGGATTATCATATCAGTATACAAATCGCTTTCTCGGAAACCTTGTATCTGCAATTCTTCTTTCTTCTTCTTCTTCGGAAAGGCAGGTCTGCCAGATATGGGTTTAGTTGCGAAACAAATCGCTGCTTGCTGCCACTCTTCGGGACACCAACGAAAGGACTTTGCTAAAAGTCTGTATAGATTTATGTCTCTGACATTTTCTTTTAGGAATGATAACATAAGAGGAACAGGTACTTTAGTCATACCAGACCATACCCTATTCCTATCCGACCAACGGAGAGTCGCTTGAATCGCAGGTATGTAGTCCGACTTCTTCCGTTTCATAGTCTTATCGTAGATGACTCTGTCATCTTTGATGTCTGGGGCTTTATCGCAGACCCATACCATGCGATATGAAATAAGGTCTAGCCAGCCCATACATTCTTCTTTAGAAGGTCTCTTCTCATGTACTATGACAGTAAGACCATCAGACGGAGATGATACAACGCCTTTACCTTCGACATAGTCACCTTCACGGTATGCTTGGGCATCACGCGTAAAAATGAGCATCCCCATCGTAGTCACCCGTTTTAGCAAACTCTTTGACTCCACTTGAATTAAGACGCATATCCAATACCCCTCTACTAGCCATGATTCGCAAGTACCTAGATACAGAGTATACATTGATACTACAAGACCTCTGCGGGAGGGAATCAATTGCTTTAGGTAGTAATTGGTCAGCAGTAAACCATTCAGATATATTCCACTCTACTACTGCCGCCTTAACTGCTACACCACGATACTTCTTACTCATTGTGACCCCTCCCATTCGGTATCTACTTCTTTGTGAATCATATCAAGTACCTCTAGAAACTCCCAAAACTGTTGCTCATCACTTCTGTCCTCAAGCATCTCTCTGAACCTGTCAAACGCAAGTGCCTTGCGCTCAAACTCTTTGAGCATATCCAATGTATCTTGGTATGTGTATGGTTCTCTTTCCTCCATGTTCACATTACCCCAGCACATGTGCGATATTTCTTCCACTAACTCTTCCATCTCCGGTTTCAAGAAACCTTTGTCAAACTGTATCATTCCTATTCTGTCACTCATCAATATACCCCCTTTAGGAACAAGTAGCAATCTTCACATATAGGCTCGTCGGTGTGCCATTTCATATCTTCCATCTCACACCATTCTCCGCACTCTGCACATTCCATTACTCTTCCTCCATCATAACCATAAACGGGTCGTTCCTATAAACCCATCGTTCAAAGGAGGATAATTGCGCTCTACTTAGACTCCAAATCTCACGGACACACGACTTCGTTACGGGATAGCGGCCAGCATACCACTGTATACCCTCCGATGTAAGTAAAGCCAGAAGGCCATCGTTTAGCATGTTTCTAGCAATAGAGGGATATTCTTCGCTAGGTATGGTTCTAGTAACTAGCATCTTGAAACTTTTACGCCACTTCACTTTATCCCCTGCTTTCATAGTATAACCTCCTTTCTAAATCTTGTAATCTCTGATTTCTTATTTCGCAAACCGAACAATACCTTTTTTCTCTGATGGTTTTCTCGGCCTTGCATCCTTGAGTCAGACATCTCCTTCCCATATCTTAATCCCCAGACAATAATCGCAAGACTTCTGAGTTTTCAACTCATCTTTCATTTTAGCAGTAAACCTGTTGATAGAAACATGGTGCTTGCACTCTTTACAGTACCTAGTGATAACTCCCCTAGGTCTAATTGAACCATACTTCGGCCCGTACTTCACAATACCACCCTCATATAACCACAGTATTCTTTGCGACCATCTACATATTTATGATGGGTATTGTATCTAGCGTTAGTGGAAAAGCCGCATTCGTTACACCGCCTTAGCGTTTTTTTGCGTACGCTATAACCCAGACCATGTCTACCGCCATTGTAAGATACTCCCATCAGACTTCCTCCCACTGTCCTTCCTGTATGTATGTAGGGGATTTCATAGCCGCCACCCTCAATTCGATTTGGTTTAGCAAACTATCTTCGCCTCTAAGAACATCGACTAGTATTCCCATGACACCATTGACTTGTTGATTAGCGAGTAACAGTTGCGAATCAACCCCAATCTCTTTCTTCAGAGTACCAATCAACTTGAGAGAAGAATTAGCCTGTCCAATTAGACGAGTCGCATTAGCAAGCCACTCGCCATCTATACCGTCAGCATTCTTTACCGCCTCCCATTCATCCAACCACGAGTTTATGCGACTGAACACATCTTCTGCCATATCAAGCGTAGTGATTGCCTCTCTGCGAGTCTCCTCTACTTCCTTGGCTTCCTGTGGGTCGTAGGTCATATGCTCTTGCATATGTTCTTCGACTATGCCTGTGGGCCAGCCGTTCTTGATTTCTAAATATGACGGAGTCATGTTTCCATTGAAAACTTGAATCTCTAAATCCCTCACTTGGGGATGGTTGCACATGGGACATTCGGGGGATTCCAGAATCCATTTCAAAGTCTCCACGACACTTGGGTCTTCTTCAATCGCAAGCCTCTGCTCAATCAACCATTTACTCTTCATCGGCAAGCCTCCACTCCACTACTTCATAACTATTAGTGGTTCCTCTGACCTGTACCTTTTTCCTGTTGAATCTCCTATCAACACGCATTACTTGGAATACATGACTTGCGTTTCTAGGTGCGCCTCGTATGAAGGTTCTACCTTCTCCATTCTTGACACTAAGCAACAACTCGCTAGAAGTCGCAGGGCCATTCTCCTTCAGGTAATCATAAGCCCTATTACGCCATCGAATACCTCTAGACCTCAAGCCAAACCCCCCTGCATTTTAGCAACCAAATAATCATTCTCCCACCTTCTTTGCTATGAAATAGGCTCTACGGTAATTACTACCCTGCATACCCATAACCAACCTGTCACCGACACACTGAAACCTACTATCTCTTTTCAAGACTTGCGTTACTGCTCTAGCCGAAGGTGCGTTTTCCCAAGGTCTGCCATCTCTAGTCTTTACTTTCATAACCAACTCGACACCACTCACGGCTTCATCACTTTCTGCTAAAAACTTTAGACAAGCCTTTTTCCAATTCCCGTATCTAACTCTCTGACTTCTAGGCTTTCGTGACATTATGCTGACCCCCATTCTTTAAGACCCCAAAGGGTCGCTCGTCTAGTATTACAATGCCCTGCTTTGACAAATCGTCGTTTCTTGTCGCATCTTAGGGCGTTACCAGCATGTCTGATATTAGGTGCGTATTTGTATTCTTGCCCCTTTTCATTTCTAGCATTTTCCAATATATCACCTGCCACCATAGGCTCGCCACTTTGCTTTAGCAAATCTTCTGCTCTGTTCAACCATCTACTACATATAGGCATATCATACACCCCACTTCATACTCTCGCCCTCATCGGGCAAACCAAATCTACATATCACACCTCTGCGACCCCTACCCTCTTTGCGAGGGGTAAACTCACTGAACCATGCTTGGCCTTTGAGATTGTCGTCAATCCATCTCTTAGCCGCTTGATAATCATTATTTGTGATAAGACGCGTAATATCCTTAACTAGCGTAGACCTAGGTACATCTTTATCCCAGAATGTTGTCTTCACCAATCGAATATCTTCATCCATAACATCCCTACGCATCTTTAGAGAAGACTCTAGCAACTCTAGCAAATCATCATCCATCTCAACTTGAATGATACCGCCAGACCATTCATCCTCACGCATCATGTGGTAGCCAATAGCAAGTCTGCGAAACAAATCGCTTTCAAAGGAACGGACTGATTCTTTCATCACCCATTGTTCAAAGTCTTTGCTAAACCTAACTCCCGTAGGGGGATTAAGGACTACAGACATCTGTCTGTCTATGAACCATGCTCGCAAATCAAGTATCTCGCCAGCGAGGAATGCTCTCTCCTCCGGAGTCATGCTAGCCTGTCTGTTCTGCGCTTCTTTGTATAGACGCTCTTTATCAGCATCCATACCAATGTCAATGATGAAGAACCTACGGTCAAGACCGGACTCCAAATCCATACGACCATGTTGCGTACCACCCCATACGGTGTATCGGGTATTGTATCGCACCCATCCATCTCTCATGCCTTTATTGACTCTTCCAGAGTCAAGGGAAGTTAGCAATTGGTTCTTCATATCAATACTATGGTCTTTCTTATTCGCATCACTGACTGAAGAAAACTCTTCAAAGCAGAGGAAACCGCCGCAGGTTTCTCTTGCGAGTGGTCTACCTACAATCTCCCCTTCGTCATTTACAGACCCGAACATACCTGCCTCGGTAATCGAGTTAGGCCCGACCATTGTGCGAAAACCAATTCCGGAAAAACCATTAGGATTCCATAGGACACCTGTATGTTCCGCACAGAACAAATCTAGCAAAACATTCTTTCCAGAACCTTTAGCACCACGCATAAGTATGTTGATGCGAGTATCTGCTATGCGAGAAGATGGAGTGTATATGGGATAATTGGTGTGTCTCAGAGGACAGTCGTCAATCGTGAATCTGCGACTGTCGTCACCTTCTCTAGGTGCGAAATCACACATACTGCATTTATTCACTGTGTTGAATAAGTGACCCCCTATACTACATAGGAATACGGGTACTTTGTCTGCCACATCTATAATGTGGTTCTTTTCGCAGAAGTCTAACATTCTCTTAAATATACTCAACCGAACATTCCTCCTTCATATCTACTAGCGCGTGTTTTATTCCGCATCTTGGTTACTACATCGTCTGCCATTTTAGCCGCCTCTATAGTCTCCGAGGAAGCCTTTTGATATAAGTCCTTCGCTCTTTTTAGGCATCCTGTGGTGTTGTAGCCCATATCTTTCAGCATCTTAATTGCCTCTTTTACATGGGTATCTGCAAAGTCTTTACTCACCATCGTATGTCCATGTGAGGGTATGATGAGAACACTAGCACCTTCCCTCTCTACTGCGAACATGAAAGCAGGTAGCCAACCCCAGAGAGTCTGTAAACTCTCAAACTCCAAATCATCTCTACCAATATCTTCACCCTTTACGCAGGTAGGTCTTTCAAAACCCTTCCCTTCCCTTACATCAAATGCGTCAGATGTCATAATCGAAAACGATTCGCATCCTAAGTCATTTAGCATCCTAGCAACATCTCTAGCAGGTGGGTAATTGAAAAGCCAAGCATTCTTCTGTGCGCCCATATCCCTACTTATGTGTGCTGGCGTGAGGACTTCTATGACTATAGTCTTCTTGTCCGGCCCATAATAGATAGGCCAACCTGTGAAGCCTAGGGACATGAGTGTATGGGGCGAAGACGCTATGTGCTTTGAGGACATGTAGCCTATAGGCTCTAGGTCGGTTACGAATGATGCTCCTACTACTGCTGGCACATGGTCGCTACCTACTGCATCAAACAGAATAGCATGTGTAATGCCCTTCGGTTTACCGTTCATCCAAATAAAATCAGTCTCGTTAATGGTTATTACTTCGCCCATGTTATCACCTATCCATCTACGACCTTATGAATCCAATGTTTCTAGCCCGTAGAAATAATTCAGAAAAAATAAAACGAATGACTGTTAGCAAGTCAGCGTTATTCTTTCCAATTTCCTAAGATGTAGAAACTTATTTACTAATAATAGTAAAGCCGGTTTCTAAATACTAACTCTTAGGAAAAAAGAAATAATAAATCGAAATGCCATTCAGTACAACGATTATTTATTTCTGTATTCTTTTTCAGACCTCCAAATAATTAATTTGTGAAAGTCTTCCGACCTCTATATCATCACGCTCGCGTGATAACATTCCAATCGCATTTTGATTATCACCTTCTAGACGAGCGTATTCAGTTTCATTTACGCTACGCGCCATCTCTGGGAGATAGTTGTTTAGGAAAAAGGCAGTATCGTCTGGACTCCAATAATTCTTGCGACACAGACGGACATCCCTTCCGGTGGGATTGTATACGATACATGTAGTTAGCAAGCCTTCTTGATACTCTCGCACCAATACCAACTGCGGGTAACTACCGTATACATATGTGGGAACATAGTGCAGACCGTGTGTATCTCTGTACGGTGTGTCAATTTTTACAATAAAATCAAGTCTCTGATATTTATCAGAGACTTGCGTTTCGACAGGGGTAGCCCTGAAGTCTTTTGCGATATAGCAATCTTCTATCACGCGTATGTCGTTAGGTACTCTCATACGCTTGGTTTCGTATTGTATAGTTAGCATGTCAATCTCCGATTCCTCTATCAAATCAACCAACTCTCTTGCGAATATGACATCTTCAACATCCCCTTTCATAGCCGCATTCACCATACTGCGATACATGTCTGGTTGTATCGTGTCTAGGAACGACCATACGGAGTCATAGCCGTCTATGACTACATCATGTTGTCCGACTTTCAGATGTATGAAAGGCTCAAATGTTCTGCGTCTAGCCGCAGAGTTTCTACGCCAGCATTGAAAATCAATAACTTGAATGTCGGTCAAAGGTGTAATCAGCCACTCTCCGAGGAGTCTTAGTGTTTCCATGTTGCGAGATAAGGTCGCATGACCTTATCAAACCTCGCCTCGTACATGTTTAATGTAGCACTTGATACAGAGCATCTGCTCTTTACCCAATGGTGTGTATAGAGGCTGGGCCTCTATATCGTCTATCTCTACACCGCATTTATCGCAAGTAATCATTATAATCTCTCCATTATCACTTTGTAATCTTCAACCATCTTACGCAACCGCTTGACTTCTGCAAGGAGAAGTGGTGCGTCTGTCACTAAGTTTGCCGTTGCTTCATTCGGAAACACGGTGCAGATATTTACATCTCTAGCATAAATGTGATGAGCCAATGCACCTTCATGTCTAGTATCTCGCCATTCGCCCTGTATGTGTCCTTCGTATTTGTCTGTGTCAATCATTCAATCACCTCTACGCCTCGCCACCAATTAGGGGAAACTCTCCCCATCTCCCATTTAGCAAATGTCTTAGTGTGGTAGTATTGTCGATATGCTAGAATAGCATTAGACATCTTGTATTCCTCTGGCATAGCCTGTGCGAATGGCGTTCTATCACCCTCTGGCAAGTAATCGTCACACATCCAATACATCTGATTTATGGGGAGTAGACAGGCATGGGGTCTACCATAACGAGATTTGAATTGGTCTGCTAGAGCAACAGCATGTCTAGCAAGCCATAAGAAGTTGGATTGGTTTTCTTGAGTCCAACGAGTACAGGGATGGTGCGGGTAGCCACCCTTGTATGGCGTACCATTAAGGGTCAGAGGCATATCTTTGTCGGTTGCACCGTGAAATCGCAAAGCAGAAGCCATCATCTGCGCCGACTCTACTACCATCTTACTAAGATGTTTGTCGCACATCATTTCAGCCGCTTCTTCTGGATTGTCAGATAATGCGAATATATTCATTGTGCATCCCTCCTTAGAAACATTCCCGACATTCTCATAGGCACAACTACAGTCCAATTGCAGGTATCACAGCATCTACCTGCATTCACAGGCTGGGCATTGTGTCCCTCACTCCATCCGTAGTCGGTTACTGCTATCTCTCCTTTGCATATGCTACATTTCATACTAAATCCTCCGTTGCGTCTTTTATTTCTTGTAATGCTACTTCGATTTCCGCAAGCACTTCTTCCCATTCCATCGAGCCGCTATGTGGCGACTGTATGTCGTGTGGTAAGTCTGCTACAGCGTTTTCGATAGCGTCAATCGCTACCTCTACGGCACTCTTCGCATCGTCTAATTCATCTACTCTACAGAGCAGTGCTTCTATCTCTTCTTTCAATTCACTCATTTTTATGCCTCCATTTTGTGTTCTATAATAGGGGTCTCACCTACTTAGACTTGCTCCTTCAATTTCTTACTATCGACTAGCAATCTATCAGTTGTTAGTTTGCGAGTCTGGAATACCTTTTCTACCCATGCGTCTTCTTCGATACCGCACTCCTTCGGAGTCTTGCCTTCGATGCGTACACATGGGGTGGAAACACGCAACATGGTTTCCGCTAATCTGCATTTAACGCATCCTTCCGTTTTACGGTCATACGCTAAGGCTTCTGGTGGAGGGTCGCAAGGCGAGCCGCATATACCGCACTTACCCATTCACTCTTCCTCCCCGATATAGTTTGCGATTCTGTATTGTTGTGGTTTATCTAAACCAAATACACTCAAGTCTACACCTGCCTCATCAGCCGCTTCTCTCATCAACTCATCAGCCATCTGACGCAAATCTTTTGGGACAGTCCTTTCGATTATCCAATCAAAACCTACCCACTCTACGCTACTAGCGTCTTCGGGTAGTGCTACCTGCAAGATTGCTGGGCCTACTAGTGGTTTGTCGTAGGTTATGCCTTCACCATAAGCGGCGAAGGTAGATACTGAATTAGGTTTCAAGTTTCGCAGAAGACCCTCTTCGTTCACTATAACATCCCTTATTTCGCAAAGACCTGCTACGAATCCTTTATCATCATATCCTAAACCGCTTGCTGGTACAGGGAAACCTTCGGTGTTTCTTACATTGGCGTATTCTATGTACCCGCCTACATGTTCTTGCATTTCCTCTAGGGAAAGGTCGTCTAGGGTTATTCTCGTTATCACGCCGCTTTCTGCTATTAGTATACTTAGTATCTCTTCTTTCATCTAATCATCTCCTTATCTCTTCTTATGTTGCTCTCAACTTCTAGCAAGGCAGAATCTAAAAGATTCCTCCATGTTCGTAATCGTGAGAGTGTGTTTTCTGTCTGCTCTGGTACAAGCATAGTGTATGCTTGAGACATGTGTTCTAGCAAAGTCACCGCTTCTAGTAGTGCCTTGACTGTGAATGTATGAGTATACAAGGTATCACGCCCACATTCCTGACGAGAACGGGTCGTCATCGTTCTCATCACTGTCGGGGTCAATATCTTCTGCGACTTTTATACCCATGCCGAATGCCTTCTTTCTGATAGCGGCTCTGACATCATCTTCGTCGTGACTTTCAATTGCGTCTACATGTGACTCTACGGGCAACCTGCTAGTCACACTATCTATGTATCTCTGCAAGTAAGTGTTGTCGGTTACGGGGATTGCGGCGGCTTTTGTAGCGTCATCGTAGACAAAGCCATCCACACATGCGTCTAAGGTCTTCATGAAAGATTCCCATAGATGTTGATACCTACGGTACTTTCGTGTCTTGCTAGACTCGGTGTCAATGTTAGGTATTAACCTAGCCGGACAATGTGCTGGTTCTGCCTGTGTGCCTGTCACTAGGTTAGTGACGAGTAAACTTTCGCAATAGTTGATAACTTCTTGTGCGTCTACTTTACCATCCTTTAGGATGCCCTTAGCCCTCTCATGACATGCCTGTAACTCTGCTAGGTTAATGTCATCTGCTATCACTTCATCAAATGCAGACTCGCCGTTGCTTCTGTAGAAGCCGTGGTCTGCGTCTATTACAAGGCCGTTCTCTACTACTACTGCGTAGTAAAAACTCGCAGCGTCGCTTTCGTTGTTTATGTGTTTCAATCCTTCCATGTTTTTCTCTCCTGTTTCAGCCTCTTATAGGGGGCTTCACCTATTTATTGTTTATCCCCCATCGGGCCAGCCTTTAGTTTGCTTTTTGCTTTAGCAAAGTCTACTTGCTTAATTGCACCCACGGACACATAGTCCTTGAGTGCATCTATGTCTACAGTCCATCTGAACCTCGACCTATGATTATGAATTGCGAAGACGAAGTCTTCGTACATCATTTGAGCATCGTCACCCCATCCATTGATGTCCTTCATATGCTCTCTCACCACATCTGCGCCGCCTACTTTGAGTGTGCGGCCTAGGTGTTTAGCCATGTGGCATCTAGGACATAGTGCTTGCACACCTAAGAGAACTTGTTTGTTAGAAATATCGTCGTAGCCCCAGATTTCATGGGCTTCGACGGCATGTTTGCGATTTTGCGTAAATCCATCTTGGCCGCAGATTTCACATTTCTTGTCTGCTCTGTCGTAGACAAACTTGCGAAGTCTATTCCAACCCGAAGGGGGCATGAGGCTACGCAAGTTTGCACCCCATGTTCCTGTAGGAACCAACTCGCATGTCAGAGGAATACCTCTCATTTGCGCCACCTCTTGAGTATATTCCTAAGTGAAGGCCATTCGGCCCACATGTCGAATATCACAGTAAATCCCCCAGAGCATCAGCGACTTGTCGCTTGACATCTTTCATATCTACCTTCTGCGATTGTTTGACTTTACCGTTTCTTTTCTTTCTAGAAAAGATACGGGAAAAGAATGACTTCTTTTTCTTAGGAACAACTGCTACTGTAGCAACCTTTGGTTGGAAGTGTCTGTTAGTTGTCGCAAGAGTTGTCATAACAACTAGTGGGTGGTCATGTGAGCATAGGTACGACTGCTGCATCTGGCTGAATCGCATCTCACTTCCACACATAGGACAAGCATCAGATGACATAGGCTCATCCGTCTTGACGACTATGTCGGAGACTCCACCATCCGGCCTACGGCAAATCACATTTGCGTTTCTCTCTCCGGCAAGGCAGTTTATCTTTAGCACTTCGTAATCCTGTGGGATTACTGTAATCACTGACGCAGACTCGAATATCATTCGTATGCCTCCTGTAACTGTGTGATGCCGCTTTTGATTGTGCCAATGGTAGTGTCTAGCATTTTGAGAGCCACTACGCTTTCACCAATCGCAAGTTGCATTCTAGTAATCTCTAAGACATCTACGATGTCGTTTAGTACATTCACCTGCATACCTACCATGTTGTCTAACATTTCTTTCACTTCATCAATTATTTTCTGTTCGTTCATTTTCATTCCTCCTCTCCACAATAACATGCGCTCATAAATGGCCCATTTAGGTGTGAATAATCTCTGATGAAACACTCGCAAGTGTCACACCAATTACCTTCGGTCTGCAATTCGTCAAGCCATTCTGCTAGTCCCATCTCATACATGATTGGGTCTACCAATTTGCATACAATGGAAGGCGACCTCCCTACACCGAAGACAACTATGTCTTGGTAGCAACCGTCTAGCAAATCATCGTAAGCCTCGTATACTGCGTAACTGTAACTCATGTTCAAGCCTCCTTCCATTCATTTAGAAGTCTAAGGACTTCTTTTTGGTCTTTCAGTTTGTCTAATTGGTCTGTGATTATACTGTGTATAATCGTAAGTGCGGTGGCCCTGTTAGGCTCATCCACAAAGTCCTCGATTACATCTCCGTTCTCAAGCATGTCACACATACTAAGCAAAATCTCTTCATATTGTTCAATTGGCATTTTCATCATTCCTCTTCTGTTCGGTTCTTATCCTCTATAGGGGGGCCGCCACTACTTGAAGTTTTTCGTTTGACCCAGACCATCTCGCCTGTGTCTCGCATCTGTATAGCGTCTAGCGTATGTTGTAGTGTCATATGCAGACCTATGCGACCATCATGTCGCACCATCTGTCTGTCTAATACGGGAACCCATGTTCCCTGACGAGTTTCTAGCATTTCGTAAATCATTTGCGAATCACTCCAAAGGATGCTCAATATCTTTGTCTCCGAGAACCCATCGCAAAGATTTTACAACGCCCTGTAGGGCTTTGTAATTTCTCATATGGTGCATACGCTCGGCCTTCTTGCATGTCTGTAGAGCAAGCAGGTGTCTGTTCTGCTTGCGCTCTGCTCGGTCTAGCATTCGCTCGATTTCAGACCAACTTCTCTCGTAAGAGAAGTGTTCAGAGTCTTGATGGTCGTTTAGTGTCATTGTAATGTCACCCTATCAAGAAGTCGCAATATAATTTCCATTTCATCAGCGTTCAACTGACTACTAACATTCCACTGAATACCGTAAGGCCTCATTCTTTCTCGTAAGTCTTGTATGTAACTCATTCTGTACCCTCTCCTAGTGCGCCTAGTATGTCGTCATGTAGGGCCATGAAATTGTCGTACAATTTCTGACCTGTGCCTTTGATGCCGAAGTATTTCTTGACATCTGTGACTTTCCAATGTCTGTGGGGTTTCCAACCACGCACATAGCCACTAAGGTCTCTCTTAGAGACGATTAGATTCCAAATGGCTCTCCCCATAGGGGAACCATTAACGGCCATGACTTCGCCGCCATTCGCAAGTATTTCTGCTTCATTTCTCAATTCCTCCATAAATGGAGAGTCCATATCGTATTTCATTTTCATTCTTCATTCCTCCCTTTTTTCAACTGTGATACCACGCAGGGTATTAGGGAATGGTCTGCGAATGAATTGCCATAATTCATCCCACTCACCATCCCATGCGTCTCTCTGGTGTAGGAGTGTGTCATCATCGTGAAAAACACGAATGATTCCTTCGTATAGTGTAATTCTGATACCTGCCGCACCTTTTTCCTTCATTCTGAAGCACCTCCAATCGCAAAACCTCTTTCAATTATATGGACTGCTTCGACAGAAGTAAGCCACCCTTCGGGTTCTTCGTGTTCCCAATACTTCAAGTCTGTGATACGCATCAATTCTAACAAGTGCTGCGGAGAGCCGTAGCCATTAGCAACAACTGAAAACTTTTCACCATCTTTCCTCTCTACATGTATCTGCACAGGGGAGAGTCTATGTATATATGAAACGCAATCGGAGTTTTTCAGCATTCGTACAGTCTGCTCAAGCATGTCTGTCGTCATCACTCATCACCCCTTGCTACTCCACATGCTTTATCAAAGCACTCCGAGCATATACAGAAGTATAGTTTGTCTGTTTTGTTATCGCAATCTGCTAAAGCACAATACATGTAACTCATCATTCATCACCTCCGGTGATTAGGTCGCCCAATTCTTTTGCGACAAGTTTCTGAACCTCTGCTACTGACAAAGGCTTAGTGCCTTTGGTAGACCTGCCATTGTATGAGCGAGGCTTGAGTGAAGGTAGACCTGTAGGTCTAGATGCCGTAGTCCTGTTGTTTCGTCTAACTACTCTACGAGTAGGTCTATCTGCTATGTATGCTCTAACTGTAGGTATGTAACCCATCTTGCTACGCTTGTAAGCATTGATTTTATTCCATAACTCGGTTTCCTCTACATCACAGTACGCTGGTACTCTCATAAGAGTAACTTCTTCACTATCAGAACATGTTTCTAGAACCATGCACTTCTGTTCAAAGTCTCTCCATACATGTACCTTAGTCACGCCTTGTGCGTCAAATCTTACGGCGGCAACGCCAATCATTTCTCTCGTCGGTTTCATCTCATCGTCTTCCATGTTTCTCATCTCCTATAGGGGGGTTTCTGGTATTTAGTTTTACTCTATCTTTCTACTGCACTATTTCACGAGCGTGTCTGTAAGCCTCATATGTACGCTCATCAAACGCAGGTTCAACATCGTGGAAACGGTCATCTTCTCTCTGTTCGGCTATTATTCTGCGAGTGTTGGTAAGTATAAACGCAGGTAGGGTACATGTAAGGAGTCTCCAAGACTCCTTTTTGTTGGTGACTATGAGACTAAGGTCGGGTCTCTCTCCCTCTGGGAGAGTTTGCGGGTAAGTGTATTTCCAAGTGCTAACAGGAAAGTCAAATGCTTTGCATCCATCAGTAAAATTAGCAAAGAATGTTTTAGCGAAGCGGTTCAAGTCCTCCGTGTCCGGCTCTGCCCTACCAAACTTCGCCCACGGAGACATATTTTCCCACCTCGTACATAGGTTCAGAGAGTGGGTCTCCACATTCCAAGTGCTAGCATACGCTAGGATTCTAAAATCGCATTTATGGAGTCGAAGACTCGCAGAATAAGCCATATTTTGCACAGCATAAAATCGTGCGTTTTCGACTATATTGCATATAGCATTCATGTAAGGTCGGAATCTATACTGTTCTTTGAAAGTGAAGTAATGGTATTTCATATAATGATAGGCTTCACCTATCTCTTTTATGCAGAAGCCGAGATTTTTTAGTGTCATCATCATGCGCGTATTCCTATTATCGTAATTGTTGCGTAGCAAATCATGATAATCTGTGTTATCTTCCAACTCTGTATAAACCTGCTTTCGCTCGTAATTAGCCCTAGTATCTTGGCAACCTGTGTAAGGTTCGCATCTACCGCACCCTGTTGTGTACTCGTGAATTGATTTCATTATTACTGCCTCCAATCTATTTTTCTGATTATTTTCTGGGAATCGAGAATTATTTTCAGAATAACTCAATTCCTCCCATTATGTATGCGACTACGAGTATAGGTGCTAGGGGTAGCATGACTATGAGCATAGGGCCGAATGCCCATGTAGGTACTCGGACTCTCACTCATACCACCTCATCATTCGCAAAGACTTCAAGCATGTGTCTGAAGGTTTCCGTAGGAAACATGTTTGCGATTCTTCTACCTTCGGTAGTCAAAAATTGGTCTATCTTCATGTAGGTCTCCCATAGGTATGTACCGTGTAGGCTCTTGATGAAATCAAATGCACCCTGCGGAGGAGTAGTGCGTTCTTGTCTAAAGGTTTCTATGAAACCTACAACATCGTAAGGGTGCTGATTTAGGATTCTAACCATACCCTCTTCTGTGAAGAGTGAAGAGATTTTATCCATAAAAGCCTCATCTAGTCTACGACTAGGGTCATATCCTCCATCACCGTGTCCCATGTTACTCATGCTTCCACCCCCATAGGTGTCATGCTAGGAATCGTGATTTCCAATTGCGATTCGTCTAATTCCCAATGCTCAAGGTACGCTTGACCTGCTCGGTTAAGTGCCATGATGCAAGCCCTTGTATCATCAGCACATAGTAGGCTATCTACATGTATCTCATGACTACCCATCCACCAAACCTGTAAGGTCTCGATGAAGTCACTGAAAGGTACTTTCAGTCTAAGACCGTTTCCTAGGAAACCGACTTCATGGGCCATTTGCGAATAAGTAGTTGCTAAAGCAACTGCCTGTTCTGTTCGTGCTATCATTTCTGCTAGGTCTTCGACCTTCATTTCTGTTTTACATGTGTGTTCGTCTGTCATGTTCACTCATCCTCCCCTGTCCACTTTGCTAGTGCTTGCTTGACATCTTCGATGCCAGCCTTGATTGCCTCGGTAACTGTGTTGGAACCTGTGCCTGTTCTCATTACATGAGCCTTTTCTAGGCCAATACATCTTGCGATTTCTTTACCTTGACTTGGGTCAAGGTCTACGGCGCATCCTAATCCGCCACCGGCATTTCCGTGAGCCGCCCACATACCGAATAAGCCGGTTCTAAAGAACCATGCAGAGCCAGCACTAGCCGCTATTGCCTCATTCAATCCCTCGTCAGCATCTTTGATGCGAACCGCCGCTAAAGTATTCGTAGTACCGTTTACGGCACTATTCAAGCATCCTCTTGAGTAGGCATAGGCCCAGACTTCTACAGCGAAGCCAGCCTGTGATAGTAGGTCAGCCGCCGCTAGTGCGACTGCTGTCCTAGCGAAGATGACATCAGCATCAGTACCACAATTTGCTCCCGTAGGGACTACAAGTGCTACGGCTTCTACCGGAGCCGCCGATTTGCGAATTGTCCTACGGAACTTATCGACTCCGTTTAGCAAGCGAGTAGCATTCACACGGCCTCGGCTGTCTGACCACATGAGTTTGCGCTTCAACATTGACAAGTCGATGGAATCGACTAGGTCGGACATCTTGTCACGAGTTTTTGCGATTGCTTTGTGGTCGTTCTCGACATAGTCGCCAAGTCGTGCGGCTACCTGTCCTCTAGATGTGACTTCACCTTTTAGGTCGGGGCGACCTATCCAATCTAAATCGACATGGCCGTCATTTAGAGGGTCGTAGCCCTTGAAATCGCTAGGCTTGAGTGAATTGACATAGTCGCCAGCATCCGCCGGTGTGTCTGATATGGTGAAATTGCATGAGAGTGCATCAGAGGTGTGATGCCCTAGGCGAGTACCAAAATCGTAAGATGTTACTTCAGTAACAGACATCAAGCCGCACCTCCATTTGTCTGAAGGGCGGAGGATATGAAGGCATCATCGAAGCCTACGGCTTTCAAGTCCTTGCGGTTCCAATCTCGTAGAGATAGTTTGCGAATGGTCTCCATATCATATCCTAGGATATGTTTCATTTTCTTGGCATTCAACATATGACGAGGGGATATGATACGGCCTACAAGCCCTGCCTTATCTGCTCTGTCACGAAGGTCATGATAGAAGGAAACTATCTCATCATCTCCGATGAGTTGGCGTTCAAATGCTCTGTCGTAGCCCCACAAAACAACTCCGTTGGCGAAGCGATTTAGAGTAGCACCGTCGAGCGTTTCTGCCGCACTGTATGGGCCACGACCTTTACCTTGTCCCAAGGTGTTAGTTGTGACTAGGATAAACAAGTCCTCGGACTTCTTGATTACAGTACCATCGGGCATAGTCCATTCATCGTTGGCTAAAGCCATGTTAGCCGCAACTGCTGTCCCACCGACTAGTCGGTCGAACTCATCCCAGCATAGCACTCCACCATCACGGAAGACCTTGACAGATTCAGAGATTCTATGGTTCTCGGAACCATCAGATACATTAGGAATCATTGGGCCGACTATGTCGGAAGGCATCATTTCATTGTGACATGAGAGAACAGCAAAACGGACAGAGTCCGGATTTGCGAATCCACCGGCTTCCACAGGAAGTGCCTTGAGAGTTTCAAAAATCTGTCTGGCAGCATGGGTCTTACCAGACCCAGCAGGGCCGGTTGCCATACAATTGACACGAATACGGCCCAAGTTTAATGCTTCATCGAAGCATGGGTGGACTAGTCCGACCTTGACTTCTTCAAAGTCACCAAGAGGCTTGACGACAGTAGTACGAGGTAATGCTAAAGCATTTACCTTCTCTTCTAGGGTAGTATCTACTAGGTCAGTAAACTGTCCTAGGATATGAGGGCCGACTAATTCTGCTAAAGCAGCACCGGCAGGGTCTTTCTTGGCTAAGGCATTAGGGGCAAAAGGATTGAAATCCTCGGTTTTCTGTTTTCTAGGCATTTTCTTAGTCTCCTTTGGAGGGGTGTCTCTTGGTACTTCTTCACCAGAGGTGAAGGCTTTGAATTGCGAGTTTGACATTGTTTCAACAATGAGTTGCTCGGTTTCTGGCTTTAGGTGATAATCCACATCTACACAGTGGGTGTGAATCCAATTTGCTTTTCTAGATTCCGTAGGAATCTTGACTTGAGCAACTGAACACTTCGGAGAAGTGCCGTTGATTGCTCCGCCACAAACCTTACAGGTTGAGTCGAAGTTTGCATTCTTGGTCTTAAGACCAATCTCTCGTAGTATCTTTGCTTTCGGGGTTTGCTTGCTCATTCTTTCATCTCCTCGGTGTTTCTCGGTTCCTTTAGGGGGCTTTCGCTTATAGTGTCTTCGATGGTGTCTTCATCATCCAAGGCGTATATCATCTGTAAAATCCTGTCTGAATAGGTAGTTGGCACAACTACACCATCCATAACGACTTCGTCAAAGTTTTCAATCAACAAATCGGCCAAATCTGTGACCAAAGGGTTGTTGAAGTAATCTCTCTTATCATACATGTTTATATTCTCCTCATCTACGATGGGAGAATTAAACTGTATTCTAAGAGAGTACAATATACTACTTCGTAGTATAAAATCAGAATCTAAGAATAAGAATGAGAGCATCTTATTCTTAGATTTGCCTATGCACATGTATAGGTATGTGTGTATAGGACTATTTTCTAGCCCTTTAGGGCTAGGATTTAGCAAATCTATATTAGCAACTTCCTTTGAAAGGAAGCCATAGGCACATGTATGTGTGTCTAATTTTCTGCTAGTTTCAGTCAGAATGTCGTGACATTCTGCTTTGTTAGCAAAAGTGTTTCCAATATGTGTAATGTATATCATGTATGTTCTATTAGTGTCTCTCATCTCATTTTTCCGATTGTAATCATAAGGGACTAGATTATAATCAGAATGGAACATTCTTGATTATAATCGTAAAATACTATGGTTTTTACTTTGAGAATAGAGTATACAGATACTCTATTCGCAAAGCCACCTGCACACCTGCGCGCTGGGTTTAGATAAACCCCCCAAAGGGCGGAAACCCCCTACGGGGTTTTCCTTCCGCAGTCCATCGGTTTTGCTATTTCCCCTTTCCACACATGAGGCGTAGGCCCACATGGGCGAGGGCGCACACCCCTGCAAGATGCTTGATTTTCTTAGTTTTATTTTTACACTCTATCTAAAAAGTATACTTTTTGATATAGTGTACGGGAATGAGGTTCAAGGTAGTGGGATAGCCTTTTGAAATTAGAGTGCCGAGAGATTGACGAGAGACACCATAACTCGGACTTTACTTTTTGCACCGACCTTGATTTAGGGTTCCCTAAAAATAACTCGTAGAGTTATTGTTGGCGGGTGTCCGTACACACGAGGGCATGTGCGAGGGTGTCTGGATTTCTTGCAGAAATCTTCCGGATTTAGAGAATAGTATTGGAGAATACTATTCCCGAAATCGACGCATGTGCGAGCAAGCGAGCGTACACCCGTAGGTGTATGCGTGTGCGTGTAAGCGCACATACGCATATGTGTGCGTATGTGTAGGCACACATGTAGGTGTGCGTAGGCACACCTGCGAGTGCATGTGTAGGCACATGCCTATGGGTGTACGCATATGTGCGTACAGGTCTAAAACTATCGGAGATAGTTTCGCAAAAATTAAGGAATAAGTATTATTCAATCTTATTCCTAATTTCAGCATACAGGGGTACTCGCACACACATGCTTGCATGTGTGTAGGTACATGTGCGAGCGCACATGTATGTGTATATGATTCAGAAATCTAACTAGTTAGATTTTCAGTCATTTGAAATTAAAAAAAGCCCCTTAGTGAATCGAGATTCACTAAGGGGCAAAGAGTGACGAAGTCACTAAACAAGAAGACTATGGTGATAAATCACCATAGAGGCTCTAAGCCAACAAACTTCATGTATTCATTCAGAAGGAGACCTTCTGGGATGGGGTTTTTCTTACCATTTGTTGCTCTGATTGCTTCAGCAATCATGGTACTAGTGGTACTTTGGATTCCAACAATTTCATTGTTGTTTCCGATATATTCATGGATTCTCAACAATTTGTTGGTCAGTCTTTTTTGTCGGCGGTCTTCGGCTTTACTCATCTGTATTCCTCATTTTCAATGGGAATACAGAGAGTATTTTCGCATACATGTAAAAACTCCCAGAGTTTTTCGCAAATTAGAATAGGATTCCCCTAATTCCTATTCTTATTTGGGGCCACCCACATGAGCGCACCAGCCCCCGCTTGATTTTCTTAGTCCTTGGACTACAGAAAATATACGCACGAACCGAAGGTTCTTGCGTAGGAAAAATAAAGTCAAGACTTTATTTTCGCATGTACGCATACATGCGTGTGTACGCACATGTGCGCGCGAGATAAAAAAAAGCCCCACTAGTCCTCTAGAGGACTAGTGAGGCAAAATCCTTTGAAACTAGTTTCAAAGTGTACCGATAATTATTTTTCTACCTTCTCTGAAGGTAGCGATAATTTGCGATTTATCTGCTAAGGGAACCTTAGCACAGTAGAAGTGGTTTACCACTTCTATACTTCCATCTTGAAGTCGTTCTACTTGTAGAACGGCTTCACATCTAGGGCATCTAATTGTCATTCTATCATCTCCTAAACTTCGTTTATTTCCTCATAGGTTTTCCATTACTAATTCGACTATGTCGAATCGGTCAATCCATTCCTCCAAATCTTCGTAGAAGATTTGATGCAATTTTACCGGCATCTCAAAGTCATAAATGACTTCGTTAATCTTGGCTATCATATAGCCAATAAGCCATTCTCTATTAGAGCCGAAGGCTCTAACTCTATTCAAGTCCATAGACTTGAATACCTTGTGGTATTCTATATCCCAATCATCTAAAGATGATTGCGATAATTTGCTATACAAATTATATTTTACATATTCCATTTCAATTCTCTCCTAAATCTCCGATTTACTTTTCATTGTTCCTCAATTCTTGGTTCCTACGGAACCATCTCTCTCTTCTGCTTGGATTTTCAATCCAAATCTAAAATCACAAACTTTCCCTTGCAGGGAATCTTTGACTGTCATTTCTTCGATACTGTAAGTATCGCCATTTCTGTCTCTGACAGAATACATCAGATTAGTTTTTGAAAGTCTTTCGACTTTCACTCCACAATCTCCGATTAACTCTTCATGGCTTTGCCATGCTATCATAGAACCAATTAGTTCATTTCGACAAAGTCGAAGGTCTTCTAATTCTTCTTCGATTTCTTCTTCGTTACATCTAAAGATGTATTCCAAATCCCATGCTTCGTAGAAGCATCTCAAAGCATCTCCATCAAAAAGCAAGGCAAAGCCTTGAAGGAAGTTTAGCAAATCAACATCTTCGATGTTCAATTCTTTAGCAATTTGTAGAGAATCTACAATGAATGCCGGAGGCATTGAATAACCGAAGGTTGTCAATTTTTCATAACCCAAATCTTCGATTTGTAGGTAATTTCCAATGTCATATTCAATCAGAGATTGAAGTATCTTGGAAATATCATTTCCAAAGAATGTTTGAACAGACTTATCGAAGATAAGGTCTTCAGACCAATTTGGATTTGCTTCAGCAAATAATTCCATAGTCATTCTCAACGAAGTTGGCTTTCTTAGTTTCTTGGAAACCAAGACTCTGTCTTGTCCTTCCAGAATATACTCGAAGATACTGACGAAGTCAGTGGTTGTCAATTCATCGAATCTATCTTCGATAGAACACAAGTTTTTCTCTCCAATCAGTAAACTGATGTCAACTAATTTTGAACCACAACCGAAGGTTGTCCTTAAAGCCTTCGAGAAGGCTTTCAGAGTAGGTTCAAAGAGGTCGAAGACCCCTTTGTTGCTAATCTTGTAGAAAGGAATGATAAACTCGTTTATCATGTTGTCCTTCGACATCTTCAAGAAGTCCTCGACTTCTTGGTTTCTGGTTTCAGCCTCCAAAGTTGGAGTGGTTTTACTAGGTTCTATAATATCTTTTATCATTAGTTTTACCTCCTTCACTTCGTTCAGGAGTAAAACAATGTAAAAGTATTAGAGATAGTAGAAATCTAGATTTCTACTAACAATTTCCGAATTATGTAATATGGTATATTGATACCATATTACTTAATTTACATAAGAAATCTACTAGTAGATTTTGCGAAAAGTAGAGATAGGAATTGAAGAATCCTATCTCTTCTTTAACGCGAGATGTTGGTTTTTCCTTTAAGTCTATCTAGATAGACTTAATCTGATTGGTCAGCAAATCTTCCTTAATACGGTAATTTATCGGCTTTTAGTGCTGTTTTATGTTGTCTTTAGACAACATACTTCCGGACTATGTCAAGATAACTTTTGTATTAGTTTTCTTTCTGGTTTTTGGGCTAAAGCCCAACTATCACAAAGAGAACATTATTTTCCTAGGAAAATAATTCTTAGAGAAGAAAGCCGATTTATTGTGCGAACTAATCTCAAACTAGTTTGAGATTAGTTTCATATAATAAATAGCAAAAAATTGTTGGAGAAGATTGGCCCTTTATTAGAAAGAGGAGGAGGACTAGTCCTCCTCCTAACTATTAATAAAAAAAAAAAAGGCCCTACTCCCCCCAAAGGGGGAGTAGGGCCAAAGATAATTCTTCCGAAGGAAGAATCAATATCCTTGTGCTTTAGCACAAGGAGGGCAGAGCCTTTCTGCTAGTCCGTCATCTCCGAAGGAGATGACTACATCGTTGTTGTTCGTTTTTGTTTGGCAATTCCATTGACAGCACTTTTCTGACATCGAAGAGAACTACGGTGGTCGATTACTTAGAGTTTCCGTGTTTATGCTTCGTTGTTCCGTAGGAACAATGAAGCAAGGGGTTTTAGGGCCCCCTAAATCGTCGGATTTCCAGAACCGGACACCCTTATATCTTCGATATAAGGGTGGTTTTCGGCAAACCAAAATAATTCTGTTACCCTATCTTCGATAGGGTAACAGGTAAGGGTTGAGATTTTCGAGATTTTGGTTGCCCTAAATCTTCTTCTCCTTTAGGAGGAGAAGAAGATTATTGATTCTATGTGGACATCTTCGATGTCCACATAGGGCAAAATCCAGCAACTTTTTTTTTGAACCCCGTAGGGGTTCAATGAGGAGATTTAGGGCAACCTAAAACTCCAAATCGCAGAAATAATTCTGAGAACTAGTTCTCAGAATTATTTTGAGCGTAACTAACTAGAGGTAATTATACCATCTTCGATGGTATAATTACCGTAAAAAATCCTACAAAAATCGGAGAGTCGGCGAGCCGACTCTCGCCCAGCACCACGAGCAATTTTTTAATTTTTTTTTCAAAAGAAAGTGACATACTTTCCGCCACTCTTTCTAGTGGGCCTACCACTTTTCTGATTAGGCTTGCCCCATTTATTCATATCTACAGATGAACCCATCATGGGGATGTCGCCGGTTACATTCTTAAATTGGTCTACCGCATGAGCAAGGGCCATAACTATATCATTGTGTTTGCCTTTGTCTACTATGTCACCATTCTTCCAAGCATGAGATTCTAACTCTAGCAAAAGTACACTGACTATCTTGCGAGTCTTGTCATCTCCGTAAGGGAAAATAATTCTACCCTGCTCAAACCATGTCCTTAGTCTTGTCATTAGACCTTGCTTCAAAGTCTTATTGCTAACTTTACTTTGCTTTACATTAACAGTTAGTCCCTTCTGCCTAAGTAGACTTTCGTAAAGATGTTGAAATCCAGCAGATTCAAATGCAAACAAAGGTCTACTGTATTTATCATTCCATACTGCTATCTCATCTATCTGTTTAGCAGGGGGGAAATCGTTTTTTCGCCAGATGTTTACTAATCGCAAATTACCATCTTCGTCTTTTCGCATACAGACCATAACAGAGTAATCTTGCCCTATACCGTGACTTGGGTCAAAACCTATGACATAGTCATTGTCATGCACCTTCTCATTTTCAAGTATACTGTGCATATCTAGATTCTTGCGAGTAAGTGTAGTGGGGAATACAGCAGAGTCATCATCTACTACTTTACATAGATATTCTTGCGTAAATGCTAATTCGCCTATTGCATCTCTCTGTTCTAGCAGAAACTCAATAGGTCTTTCTTCGGGCCATAGACATGTAGGCTCTACATTATCTGGGTCGCTGCGCCACTCATCATAATTTAAGATTGAACCTTTCACCCAAGTCTGCCACTTCTTATTACTTAGCATCTCAGTATGATACAAATCATTCATTGACATAGGAGTACCTACACAATATATCGAAGTACCGGGGGATAGCATAGGTGTTAATTTCTTGCGAAACCATTGTTGAACATAATCATATGACATATCGTTCTGGTCATCTAGTACATCGTCTAGTATAATAGCAGCCGGGTGTTCTCCACGAATACCGCTACCTACGGATGTTGCCTTTATCCATGAACCATTTGTTAGATGCAATTCTAACTTGTTACCTTTCTTTGGGTCAAGCATACGAGATAACTCTGGATGAGTTTTCAAATCTTGACGAATCTCTTCAAGACGATTAGCAGCCAAATCTTTGTTGCTTGAAAATAACCACATCTTCAGAGGCTTACCTCGCCACCTTTCAAAAAGTAGCATATGCAAGGCTTTAATTCTAAGAGTAGTAGATTTACTATGGTCTCTTGGTGCTATGATGCAAACTCTATGAACCTGTGCGTCGCCTCTTTCTCCATACAGGTCTAGCCATTCACCTATATGCTCACCCCAATTATAACCTAGCCATTCATAGAAATGTCTGACATCATACTTAGACCTCTCAAGATGAAGGGCAGTCATTATTCTTGATGACATTATTCTTCTTCCTCCATATTAAAGAAAAGCGGGAGACCTACCCACTCTGCTATGCCGAGAGCAAGTTGTTCTGCTTCTGACCTATCTATTACAATACCTACGATATAGTCTTCACTAAAGATATTTAGAGCAATTAGGTTATCTGTCAATTCTGTTAATTGAGCATCTTTTTCTTTAGAAGTCCAAATCTTCGCCATCTTCGTCTTCTCCATTGAGTGCTTTTAGTGTCCTAAGACCATGCCTCAAATCAGAGAATGCTTGAATCTCTCTTGTGTGAGGGGAGAGGATGACAACAGGGCAAGTTGGTCTTTCACGAGGGAAACCACACATCTCACCGAAGGTATCTACAATCTTATATGCGCCCGGTCTAACAGCCCAACGCTCAAGACCATGTTTAGTGAAAGGGGAAACAAGAGGGGTATGGTGATGACCTACTACTCCTATATCAAAATCTGCTTCGCCGTCATCCCACATCTTCTTAACAACACGACTTGGGTCTATCTGTGAATTACCTCTGCGCTTATGTCTTACAGATATATGGTATGGCTGGTCGCCAATCCATAATCTGATGTTTAATTCATGAGCGTGATAAAGTACCGACCTATCTTCTGCAAACTTCTTTAGAGGGTCATAGTCTGTCATACCGGCAGTCCATAAATCATGATTACCTGCAACAATAGCCATAAGTGATTTCGGAGTCATATCTAAATAATGCTCACATAGTTTCCATTGAACAGAAGGGGGGATAGGTGCTTTCATAGCAGGTCTTGGTTTGTCTACAATGAAGTTATCAATGTAGTCACCTGCATGTATAATGAAACAGTTTTCTGTTCTTTCAACCATCTCTGTATCTAAACGAAGTCTTTCATGGTCACAGAAAGGATTACCTATATGCTGGTCACTTGCGAATGCTATTGCGATATATTTACCTTCATCATTATTCACGCGAATATCAGCCCATCTATTATGCTCAACATTCTGAATAGCAACTTTAGACTTTTCTTCTATTGCAGCCCATAAGTCTTCTTTACTACCAGCCGCTTTCTTTAGATGCTCTATTACAAAGTGTGGTTTTTCGGTTCTAGTGATAGCCCCATTCTCATATGCTTGTCTAACACGGTTTCGCCATGCTTCTACGCTGATACCATTGTCTCTGCGGTATAACATACGAGCAAGAGACATAACAGAGCCATCCCAGACCTTCGGAATAGCACTATTGTACCTCTCTTCTATATCTGGAAACAATTTAGGGTTATTTTTTTTCATTCTGTCTATAAATTGCGCCCAAGCACTGTAAGAGTGGTCTGGGTACTCATTTGCTAACCATCTAGCATAGTGTGTAACTACACCATTGTATTTATCTAAGTTTTCTACGACTATCGCCTTGCGTTCCTCGCTTCGCATACCAATACTACATACTTTTTACTTATTAAACCCTTCTCTAACTAATTATTTCTACTGTATTGAAAGATTTCAGAAAGAAATAACCGTTATACTGCGCCTTAGACCACTTTATTCTTTATTATTTCCTTATATTTAGAAATTATTGCCGCTTTTAGACCATTATTAGTATTAATATAATTATATCTAAAGAAATAATAAAGAATTAAGGCTTTTTTAGAGCAGTATTCCGTTTATTTCTTTCTGATTTCTTTCTCAACCTAGAAATAAAAAGAAATATACCAATCCACCAAAGTATTTCAAGAAGAAGTAAAAGTCCGGCATATTTGCCTAAAACCTCTAACATACTACTAAATAAACACGAATGTCACATAAAAATGCTTATGGTTTACCCATTCATTGATAAATCATATCGTATGTAAACCCTTCATGGCGCGGAAACCATTACTAGCCCGACTTTTTGGTTCGGGTGATAAAAAGGAAGTTGTATTAGATGCTGCTGAAGCAAATACTCTAAATCATAGTGTAACACATAGACACCCTCTAGTATTAGCAGCAGGTATGTCAGACATTGTAGACGAATCTAATAAATTACGAGATAACAGTAATTACGATAATGATTTCTATCTATTTGATGATATGCTAAAGTTAGACCCAGAGTTAAACGGTGCGGTTCGTGCTGTTAGCCTTACGGCTAACAATTACCATATAGATTACACTAGAGCCAAAAATGCTAGAATTAGAGATGCTATTAAATTACTTACAGAAGAAACTTTGGACTTTGACGATTTTCTAATTAATGCTATGAGAAATATGATGGTCTACGGAAATGACATAAACAAATATGTCGGTACTTCAAGAGAAGGCGTTACTGAATTACAGTCTCTACCTATAGCCCAGATAACAATACTAGATTCAAGGGGTCTAAACGACACTACAGACGAAAACAACCCTGTAATTATAGCAGAGAGATACTTCCTAAGAGAAGGAGAGACTACTGTTGAAGAAATACCATCAAATGAGATTCTTCACATAAAGACTGATTATAGGTCTAATTGGTTTACAGATAGTGAAGGTAGAGAGACTTATGGCATATGGGGTGCTTCAAGATTTACATCTCTTAAACAAGCCATTCGTGCTAAATACAATAGCATGAATAACCGTATATCTCTCGAAGATGCTATGACTAAGCAATACATAACCATTGACAAAAGCGCAATAGCGCACATACAAGACCCAAATGAACAGAGAGAAAGATTAAAGTTTATTATGGAACAGATTGTTGCTACACTTGAGTCTCTTAGAGGAGACCAAGTACCTATATTCCCAGACTATGTAACCATTCAGCACATAGACCAAAGAACCGCTATACCAGACACAACTTCTTTCCTTGACAATGTAAACGCTGATATTGCAGCAGTATTACAAGTGCCGAGAACGGCTGCTGGTCAAGAAAAAGGTTCTACCTTTGCGGCATCGTATACTGCTAACCAATGGTCTACTACTGCAATTAAAAGAATGTTAAGTATTCTAAATCAATCAATAAGGGCTTTGTTTTCAAAGCATCTTGAGTTGCTAAAGATAGAACATACAATATCAGACTTACCTAAAGTAGTCTTTGAACCAATTGACGAAGAATCCCCTCTAGACAAGATGCGTAGAGCAAATATGGGCTACGGTGCTGGCATTCTAAATCTAAACCAATCTCTAGATATTGTGGGTCTTCCAGAATTAGGGGAAGAAGGAGATGTCAGGAAAGATGGCTCTTCTAGCGAACCTATGGGTGAAATGCCTCGTGATGGCGAAAGAGTTAATAACAAACCGACAAATGAGGATGAACCTGTAGATGAGGCGGAAAACGATGAACCAAGCGAATGATGTTACAGGATTTAGATTAGATGCCGTAGAAGAAGATGTACGAGATTTGAAATCCCTTACTGTAAAAATTGTAGAAGCACAGACTAGAACAGATGCTCGTCTTGCAGGTCTAGAAGGCCAACTTAGAATACAGAACGAGGTTCTAACACAAGGCTTCAAATTGATGCAGAGAGTCATTATGGCGGGAATAGGTATAATTAGTATAGTTGTAACCGGAACGCAAGTGATGTAGACATGATGTTCATAATGATACACAGTCATGAAGATTTAGAGTATTATTGGGGTTCTAAGTTACTAAGGGCTAGCGAAAAAGGCTACCCCGCTATCTATGATGAAGGTCTGCATTGGGTAATGTTCAAAGACCAACTTCCTGTAGCATACACTACATCTATTGATTGCGGAGACTTTGTTTTTGTTGGAAATACCTATGTGCGAAAAGAATATCGCAAACAAGGCCTACATTCGCAACTATTAGAGTATAGAAATGAAAAACTAGGAAATATCACTAAACTAACAATAGTTAATCCAATAGAAAACTCTAAGATGGAACATCTAGTAAAGGTTATTAAACGATTAGGGTATAAAAAGGTTGAAAAGTTATCCGATGTATCAGATTTACTGTCGGACACTAGTTTCTATGGAATTGACGCTGAGAAACAAGAAGTTTGGAGGTTAGATTATGAAAAATAAACAAAGGCAGTCATTTAATGACCGTATGGTCAAACGAACAGTATTACCTACTATCTATCTATGGTTGCTTGCCGCAGGTTCAGTAGTGGCTATGGGTATATGGAAACCAGATGTGGTTCTAATGAATCTTGATGGTTTCATAGCATTATTAGCAATTATTAGCGGTGTTGCCGTACCTGCGCTTGGTACAGTGCTTCGTATGTGGGAATCGGAACAGACTCAAGAAGTTGATAACATTCCTACTGAATTAAAGCATGACCGTGACCGTGATGCGGCTACTAAAGAACATATCATAGAATTAGAAAAGATTGCACAGAAACATGAACATCTTCTTGCACAGATGGCACAAGAACACGCACAAGAGATGGATAAAATTAGAGCAGACTTGAAATTAACTACTCTAGAACCTGTAAAGAAAAAGAAAGCGTGATGTAGATGTCTTCTGAAACAGTAGAGGCTCTACAGTACGGTAAGCCAAAGAAAAACGACCCACGCAAGACTCCCGCCCCTCCAAAAGATAGGAAAAAGGGTTCTAAGAAAAATAAACCGGGTTCTGCTAAGAAACCAAACTCGTCAATTAAGATGAGTAAGGAAACAGAGTCTAGAATCCGTAATCTTATGCAAGAACACAATAAGAAGGTAGCAAAGAAAGGTAAAGGTTCAAAAGCAACTATGGGTAGGTTGAAATCTGTCTTTCGTAGGGGTGCTGGTGCTTTTAGCCGTTCTCACGCACCCAATATGTCAAGAAGTGGATGGGGAGTTGCTAGAGTTAAAGCATTCCTATATCTCTTGCGAAACGGAAGACCAAGCAATCCAAACTACAAGCAAGACAACGACCTATTGCCTAAATCACACCCAAGAGCAAGTGAAGACTCTGAAGATTACGAAGATTGGGATAACGAGGTCTTTAGTGCCGCCGAATATCAAGGAAGAAAGGTAACTCTAAACAAACCATTCCGCACACCCGGCAAAAAGAAAAAGTTTGCAGTATATGTTCAGAATCCCGCAGGTAAAGTCATAATTGTTCGATTTGGCGACCCTAACATGGAAATTAAGCGTGACGACCCTAAAAGGCGCAAAGCATTCCGTGACCGTCATAATTGCTCTGAAAAGAAAGATAAAACTACACCCGGATATTGGTCTTGTTATCAATGGCGTAGTGGTTCTAAGGTTAAAGGTAGTGAAGACTTTAATAAGACATCTGATTGCTTAGAGTCAGATATGGGCTGCGGCTGTGGGTGCAAAGAGACAGTAGAGGCAAAGATGGAAGATTACATCTTTATGGATAAAGAGGCTGCTATTAAGAAGTCTCAAGAAATAGGTTTCAAAGGAGAGATTCACGAATCTACTACAGCAGATGGAGGCACACTGTACTTCCCTGCTAAGACAGAAGATGAGTTTCTAACTTGGTATCGCAAGAACGACCCAGATGCAGAAAATGAATTATCTGCCGCAGAACCTACTCCTAAAGACGACGAAACTCACGACCAATACATGTCTCGATGTCAAGAGATGGGTTATTCTGAAGAAGAGTGTATGGCTGCACATAAAGGTCACAGTTTTATGGATGAAGAGAAGGTAGAAGGATATGGCGGCGGCGGAGGCGGCGGTTATAGCAAACCAGATAATTCTTGTAAAGACGGCTATGAAAAAAGAAATGGTATGTGTGTAAAGGTTGCATTTAACTTAGATGTAGATGTTACAGTAGATGAGACTGTAATAGAAGCAAGTACCGGAAGACAGATTGTAAGAATTACAGGAATAGCATTCCATGATGGTATAAATAAAAATGGATGGCAACTTACTCGCAAAGGTGCAGAGTTAGCAGTATCGCAAATGGTCGGTGCAGATTTAACATTAAACCACCCTCCCGCAAAGAATGGTAGATTTACTCGCAATATGGATGGCGGAGTAAAAGATGCCATAGTAGGTATAGTAACTGATGCTTTTATCTTAGACACTGAACAAGGCTGGGATGTGGGCTTCAAAGCAGAAGTCCACAGGCCAGAATTGTTTGAGGCTCTAGAGTCTGGCATGTGGCTACGCCCAGACTACGGAGTATCTATTGGCGGAACAGGTATACCGGATTCGGTTACAGAACACAAAGATGGTAAAGTAATAATGACATTTGAAAGCGATTTTAAGTTAGACCATCTAGCAATAGTCCATAGACCGGCTTATCCTCGTGCAAATATAAAAAGTGTTGAAAAACTAGAATTAACTGCCGAAGAAGAAGAAGCCTTTATTAGTCAAACCGATAGTGGAGTAAATACCGAAAAGGTGAATATAATGGCTGACGAAGAAATTATTACCATCGAAGCATCCGAAGAAGATGTTGTCGAGACCGTAGCAGAAGAGGTTATTACCCCAGATTATTCAGCAGAGATTGAAGCATTAAAGGCTTCACTTGCAGAAAAGGAATCAGAAGTTGCCGCTTTCAAAGCAGCAGAAGAAGCAAAGGTAGAAGAAATGCGCCTTTCTCTTGTAGCAAAAGCAACATCCCTTGGAATGTCCGGACATGATGAATTATCCTCTGAAACTCTAGAAACACTTATTGCTTCTTGGGAAGCAAGCAAGCCTGTCGTAGAAGACAAGGTAGTTGAAATGAAATCTATCAAAGCATCAACAGATGTAGAAGTAGTTAGCAATCCTGTCGAATCAGACATGGTAGTAGCAAACTACTTGAATGGTAGAAAACTAAAAACCCCTGAAAGCACTTACGAAAAGGCTTTCAATGTGTGGGCTTCCGCATGGAACAAGACACAAAGCGACTCCAAAGCACCAACATATGCAGAGGCAAAGGAGAATATGTTACTTTAGACATTAAAACAATAGGAGATGAAAAATATGACAGATATGAGCGCACCAAGAAACGCTGTTCTAAAGACAGGTACAACTGTTGCAGGGCCGGGTTACTTATTGACAAACGACAGCACAAACAATACCCTAGACCTAGTCACATGGGGAGAGACCGTACTTGGAGTCTCAGCAGATGAATCCGAAAGAGATGCTTCCGGACTAGTTACTGCTGCTGGCGCAAAAGTTGGCTTCCGCCCTCTAGGTGGAGTTTTGATGGTAGCATCAAAGGCTTCTCAAACTTATACTACAGGACTCCCTGTCTATGCAGACAACAGTGGACTTGTAGCAGATGGTGACGACTCTGGCGGTTCAACCGCTGGAAAAATCATCGGAATATACATCGGAGAAGGCGTAGTTACTTCCTCGGCAGCAGGTGATTTGATTCCTGTTATGACAGGAGTAGGAACCGCTAACTGATTCCCACAATGAAAAATATAGGAGATGAAAAATATGGCAAACGAAACATTAGAACAAATCTTAACAGTCGAAGCAGCAGCAGGGCCATTCGGTCAATCTGATGCAGTCCTTGAGCAGACCCTTCGTGACTTTATTCAACTACAGTCCACACTAATTAGTGTTGGTACAAAAGTTGTTGGAGTACGCAGAGTCGGATGGCTTGAGTTTACTTGGTACACAGGACAAGACGGTACATTCACATACCCACTAGCAGATAACGCTGTTACTGACCCAACCAAGATTGGAACCAGCAACTACTCTGTTCACCTAAAGAAGGGACAAGGCCGATGTATCTTCCTAGACTCCACACTACTTCGTGGCGAATCTTGGGAAAACATTGACCGTCAGCAACTTGCTATTATCCGCAACATGGCTGATGTTATAGACGACCTTATCCTTGATGCTCTAGTCGCTGGTGCAGACCAAAGCGTAGCAGTTGCAGGTGGTTCCGAATGGGACACAGCAAGTGCAGATGCAGAAGCAAACATCTTAGCCGCTATGGATAAGATTTTCGAGAACGGTAGAGTCTCCGGTAACGAACCATTGGCTCTTATCGTACCTGCAAAGCATCGAAATGTTTTGCTTAACACTACTCTTTACGGAAATGTTGTTGAATCACTTCAAGAACACCTAGCCCGTATCGGAAACCTAACTATCTACTACACCCGTAACACAGGATTTGCTGACACAGCACTACTTCTAGTACCGGGCGCAGAGACAGGAGAGTTCTTCCAATACAACGGCGACGGATTCCAAGAGACTGAATTGACTCGTATTCCGGGTGTCGGTTTCGATTGGATGCTAACAGGCTACATGGGCTGTGTTATTCACGAAGACGGCGGAAGTGCAGGTAAAAACAGTCGAATCTGTAAGATTACAAACATCTCCGCTTGAAGGTGATGTTAGTTGTCTGATAGAGCAGAGTTTATGAAGCGGTACGCCGCAGATATACTAGGCAGAGACTTAACTGATGATGAGGCGGATTTGGTTTCGCAAGAAACCAACCGTCGCATCGTTAGAGACTTATGTGGTACTTTTAAGGTGTCAAAGCCTAAGCCTAAGAAGTCAAAACCAAAACCTAAGATTAGTGTAGATAAAGAATTGGAGAGTGTAATAAATGAAGCAATCGAAAGCAGCAGTAGCAAAAGCACTGAATGATGCTGGAATCCCTCTTCCTAAAGAGGATTCTTACGATGCCATGATGCACCGCCTAAATACTTGGTCTGCCGGACATGGTTATTTGTTTCGCAGAATGAAGTCAAGATTTTATGCACAACAAAAATTACCTGCTGAGATTCCTCTAGGTACAGTCATTTGGGTTCCAAATAGTAAGTTTGCTAGAGATTTGATTAGGACAGGTGCTATGTTCCCTATGGGTCGTGCGCCTTATGATGATAAGTACACAATGATTGATGTCCCTAAGACAGAAGATTATGTAGAGCCTGTTGTTGAAAAACCTAAGTCTAAACCTAAAGCAAAGCCTAAAAAGACAAGTAAACCTAAAAAGAATAGTAAGGTGAAGGCTGATGGCGGTAACAACAAGTCAGATTCGTGATTTGCTAAACAGACCGAGAGGACTGAATGACGGCACTGTTACTGAATATATTACTATTCGTACCGCACAGATAGACAAACAGGTTCGTTCCTCGACCTTGTACGGCCTAGGTGATGATAGCGGAGTAACTGATACTCTAAAAGAATCTGCTATCAAAATGATGGTATGCGTAGATTGTTTGCGAGTTATGATTGATACAATTCCCTCTTATGTCCCAGAGAATGAGCAGAGACAGCAAGACATAAGATTTAGTACACAACTAAGGTCATTTGAAAAACAGGCACAAAGCCTACTAGACCAAATAAGTGAAGCGGCTGGCTCTGCATTCTTTGTTGATTCTACATCAACAAAGCAGAGTTAGGTGTAATATATGACAGATTATACATGGGTAGGCGCAGCATCACCAGATGCTTCTACTGCTGCTAATTGGAGTCCTTCATCTGGAACCCCTAATACATCTTCTGATACTGCTATATTCAAAAACAATGCCCCTTGCGAATGGAATATAGCAACAGTAGGTACTATACAAATAGAAGATACTTATACAGGAATGTTAATTATTGCTAGTGATATTGCTATAACAGGGTTTGATATTCGAGTTGCTGGTATGATAGATACGGTTGCTGCTAGAATCTTAACATTTAGCGGTACTCCCCCTTATAATAGTGGAAAAACCCATATTGTTCACGGTTATTCAACAGATGATTCTCCCTTTAGAACAGAAACCGCAAGAGGACATATTACTTACAAAATGAATGGTAGTAGTGCTATTACTTACGATTCCGGTATATACCCTCACATACTACTTACTAATGGCAGTCATACACCAGACTATGCTATGGTATCTGGTACTAGAACCAATCAAATAAAGTTTCATTCTCTTACTGTAAATAGTGGTGCTACTTTTGCACCTGCTTCTGCTACTCCTAGTGCTAATGACCGTTTGCGAAAATGGGTTTCTGAAACTGCCGTAGCAACTCAATTTGCGATAAGTAGCGGGGTTGCTAGTTTTAATGGCGGTTATGCAGAGTGGACTTTTCAAGCAATAAGTTCTGGTTTTGCTATTCCTACATCCGGAGTTGCTACATACAATCAATGTAAGTTTACATTTGATAAGATGGTAATAGATGCTAGCGTAGGAGGAGTAGGTAAATGGGCGCAAATTATTGCTCCTTCAAGATTAATACTAACAGACTTTACAGTAAATGTAGGTGCATCTGTTAAAGGGAGTTCTACTTCAGCAGGGTGCGCTATTCTTTTAGTAAATAAACCTAAAATACACGGAACATGGTCTTTCCTCCCCGTTGCTGATGGTTACTATGTATATCCTAAGACAGGAGAAACATTAAGTTATCCTCATGGTGGAACAGGTCTTAATGCCCTAGGTTCTGCTAATCAAGTTCTTGCTACAAATGCAGGTGCTACTGCTATGGAGTGGCAGACTGTTTCTGGCGGCGGAGGTTCCGGTGATATAACAGGAGTGACAATAACTACTGATAGTGGCGGTGGTTCAAAGGCCGAAGATACAGGAGGGTCAGCAGACTTTTCTATATTGGGCGCAACAGGCGTAGGTGTAACAAACAGTGGTACTACAATTACAGCCGTTGCTGTTCCCGGTGAAATAGACCATGACTCACTACAAAACTTCGTAGCAGCAGAACATGTTGATTGGGCTGGTGCAAGCGCAGGTACAATCCATGCAAGTAACTATACTGATACAAATACTCAATTAAGTAATGCAGAAGTAAGAACAGCCGTTGAAGCGGCAACCGATTCAAATGTATTTACAGATGCAGACCACACCAAATTGAACGGAATTGACGCATCGGCAGATGTGACAGACGCAACCACTGTAACTGCGGCTGGCGCACTAATGGATAGCGAAGTAACTAATCTTGCTCAAGTTAAAGCATTTAATACGGCAGACTACGCTACTGCGGCTCAAGGTGTAAAGGCTGATAGTGCTTTACAACCGGGTTCAGCATTAGCACCCGGCGACCCCGTAAGTGCTTTGGCTAATGATTTAGGTTTCGTTGGGGCTGGCGACCCTGTTAGTGCCTTGGCTAATGATGCCGGTTACTTGGATGCGTCTACTACTCCTACTGCTATGTTTGCTAAGTTTAAAGAAAATACAAGTAGTCATACAAGTAGTAACATAAGCGCAGGTGGTACGGGAGCAATTATTTTAGGTAGTGAAATATGGGTTACTGAAACAGGTAATGCAACTTTACTTGCGACTATGAATCAAACAGGAGGTGCTGCTCAAGATGGAGTTATGACATTTACTGCTGCTACGGCTGGAACATATCAAATTAACATTCAAATCCAATACGGCTCAAGCAGTTTAGCACAAACAAGTGGTGCTACATACAAATTACAATTACTCCCATATTATTTAGCGGCTGCATCTGCTGGCTCTTTTGGTGTAGGCGGAGGTAATTTGCTTGCTTATTCAAGGAAAATTGTTACGCAGTATTGGCAAGACCAATGCCAACAAATATCATTTATGGCTACATTTGCCGATGGAGATTTATTTTGGGTTCAGTCAAAAATAGTAGCATCAAGTGGTTCCGGTAATTACAAAATTAAAGGCTCCGGTGCAAGTGGTAGTAGCACAGTATTTTTAGATATGATTAGGATAGCGTGATAATATGTGTAGCAATTGTAGTAATTATGAAGATGTAATGAAAAATCACTACTCAACCGAATTAGCAGATGATGATGCACATATTTTATTTAGAATGGGTAATGGTAGTATCGGTATTAATCTTACAGGGTGGCCTACTTGGATTAGTAGTGCGCCAACAATAGAACATTTGAATAGTTTGATAGGTGGTTAAAATGACAAGATGTAATTTATTAGATACATGGTTTGATGCAAAGTCTAAAGAGTTAGACAAAGCAGAAAAAGAGCAAAAGAAAGATTTAATTACAGGTGAATAAAATGAAGATGAAAGGAAAAATAATATATACGCCGCCGGAAAGATGTTATGCCAATGTAAACATTGAAGAAACACCACATGGCTATAGGCTATATAGGGAGGGCGAAAGCCAACCGTTTATGTCTCTACCATTTAGTTGTGTAAAGGCAGTAGAATATAAAAAGGAATGATAAATATGCAAGAATACATGTATTATGCAACAGGAGTAGCGATTGTAGGTGCTGGTCTATACGGCATCTATAAGAAATATCTGAAAGATGGAAAACTAACATTAGATGAGGTTATGGATATTGTCAATGATGTTGAAGACATTGTAGATGATTTAACTGATGCTTATCCCTCTTTAGCAGAATTAAAGAAAATGAAAAAGGCTGAATTAGTAGCACTTTGCGAAAAGTATGATATTGACGCAAAAGGTGTAAAGGCTGAATTAGTTGAAAGGCTTTCGGAGTTGGAGTAATGACATACTATTGCTCTGTTGCCGATGTTGGTCTAAGACTAGGTCTTGATAGCGCGCAGCGTAGCAGAGCAAGTAGTAGGATTACTTCTTGTATTCGCAGAGCAACAATTAAGATAGACCAATGCTTTAAAGATTATGGTAGAGATGAGCCTAGTAAATCCACACAAAGTAATACTTTGAATGGTGCTATTACTGCTGGTGCTACTACCCTTACTCTTACTTCCGGTACTGCTTTTAGTACATCTGGAAATGGAAATGTAGATGGTGACTCTTTTACATGGAGTGGTAAGTCTACTCATCAATTAACAGGGGTTACAGGATTATCTTTTGACCATGCCTCCGGAGTTACTGTAGAAGAAGGCGAGTTTGCTCATGTCGTTAGAGAAATATGCGGTGATATAGCAAGCGGTCTTTATTTAGAAGATGAAGCAACACATCAGAAATCTGATGATATGAGAGGATATAACCTAAGAGAAAGGGGTTATATTGAATTGCAGAGATTAGCGCATCTAGGTAGTGTATAATATGGTTCGCTCTAGCATGAGGATTGGTAAAGGCGGCCCACAAGGTCAGTTGCCTTACAAAGGCAGCAGAGGCTCTAGTGGCGGCGCAATCAACATGCAGTTTAGGCTTGATTGGGATGACTCCGCTTTAATTGCCGCTATTACTGAATTAGGTTTAGATGGAGATAAAGCCATGAAAAATATGCTAAGAGGTAGAATAGAATTAGCGATTGAGGAAACGCAAAAGAAACTAAAACAAATGGCTGGGCCATTAGCAAATGTAACTGTTCCCCCTAAATCTAAATCTATCCATACTACAATAGCAGATGCTCTAAAACAAGACGATATAGCAGGTACTACATTTATTAGAGTACATACTGCGGCAGATTCTAGAAACGCACATATTGGTAGAATTGGTACTCGTGGAGTTAATCTATCTAAAGTAATGGTAACAGGAATAAAACCATTTAACTANTCCCCCTTTATGCCACAGTTAGTTAAATCTAGCGNAGGGTGGTNTNCTAAGACACGAAATNCAGAAGATTATAGTATTGCTATGATGAAAAGAGGTAGACATCCGGGTTGGAAACGCACATTTGATTATTGTCTAGCAGTAGAAAACCATGTAAGAAAGCATTTTACAAACGATGCTAAGAAGTTTATTGCATTTGTAACAGAAACTAAGGGGTTCTACAGATAGGTGGTATTATGGGTATAGCAGAAAATAGTCATTATTGGACTGCACGAGTAGCAGGTACAGACCCAGCATCCCCTTTAGGAGAATATAATACTGCTTGGACTTTATCTGGCTCTGGTTCAGATGGTAGCGTTAGTGGGGATGCTTGGAGAATAAGTGGTTCCGGTCAGACATGGAGTCAGACAGTAGCAAATGACGATAATAATTTGACAATAATGTTTGCTATGAAATATATTAATAATCCAGATGATAATCAAGTTTTAGCAACTCTTGATAATGGTTCCCATAGAGTACAGATAAAGGCAGATGGTACTGCTGCTAAGTTAAAATTAGTAGGTGCTACAACTGTAACAACAGACGATTTAGATTTAGGTATGGCAGAAGCAGATGCAGTACCTACTCTTTTGCGATTAACTCTTGCGAATGATGGTACTGCTAAACTATACATGCGAGAAATAATAGAAGACGATGCAGCAGCACAGCATTATCTAGAGATAACAGGTTCTTCTAGTGTATCGCAAACTGCATCTTTTGGAAATACAACAGGTAGTATAGATTGGTATGTATCTTACTTTACACCTCATGGTGCTTACTCTCCCGATGAAATGGATATGTCCGATTGGACTACTAACTCTCTTATTCGCACAGGTATACATATAGTAAATGTATTAAAAGAAAGTAATAGGTTTTATTTGAAAACTCATGTAACTGACGCTGCTATACTGTACGGATATGATTTATCTTCACAGGCTATGATAAGTAGGATTCAGCCTCCATCAGTACATGTCCTTACACAGAAACTAGAATCTCCTGACTTTTTGACTTTGGGAGGTCGGAGAACAGACCAGAGGTACAATGTCATAATCTATGTAACTACTCGTGGTACAGACTATAAGAACGCATATAGACAGGGTCTATCTATAATGGGCGAAGTGTTTGATGAATTATACACTAAGACAGGTCTAGAAGGAGGAATTGATTCTCTTATAGGATATGATGCTACATTAGATAGCAAATTAGATGACGACGAAGTTGTCTGCGTTCATACTCTAACACTAACTTATATGAAAAAGATTCGGATGTTCTTGCGAGAAGTATGAGTAGTCTTTATTAGACAAATACACAGTGCTTTTAATATGGCACTAAGTAATGTTCACAGGTATTTGGCTGTGGGTAAAGAATCAGCATATAATACCGCAGTCGGAGCGACAGGTATTGGTGAAGTTGAATCTGAATCTTTCGGACAGACATTCGATGTAATGAAAAGAAGCGACATGAATTATTGGAATAGCAGAGAAGCAAGAATGGGTAAAATCTCAACTTCTGGCGGCTGGACTCAAGCACTTCAACCAGACCTATTTACTATGATGTGCCTTCACGGTCTATTTGGAAAATCTACTCCTTACAATGGAACAGGTGCATCCTCTCCTATTGAAGGTGTATTACAAGAAACCCCAATTACTGCTGTTACTGCACTACCTTCTTACACTTTCCGCATTGGTCGTGACGATGGAGAAGCAATTTTCCCCGGTCAAGTCATTGAGTCATGCAGCGTAAGTGCATCAGTAGGCGAATACGCTATGATTTCTTTCAGTACCCTTGGTTCTACCCAGACACAAGCAGATTCAGGTCTAGGTACTGCTGTACCAACATATGTCGGAGATGCTTGTCATTTCGCAAAGACATTCGTAAACTTTGAAGAAGCAGCAACTTCTTCTTCATTCTCTACAATGGTTTCATCCATTGACTTTGAAATTAAGAATAATCACGATATAGATAATTCTTATTCTCTTGGTAGCAACGCAGTTACTCGTAGACCACCCGTTACAACTCGTGAAGTAAGCGGTACTATTACCTTCCATAAGATGCTAGAGTCCGGAGATGCTGAATTAGATGGCGCACCATATTACGAAGAGTTAATGGGTGCAACAACCGATAACGCACAAGCAGAAGTACAGCCGGGTTCAAGTACAGCAGCACTTTCTGTTTTCTTTGATGCAGGTACAAACAATTCAATTAGGTTTGATTTCTTTAACCTACATTATGAGATGCCAGAGACATCTGTAAGCGGTAGAGATACACAGACAATGAGTGTTAAGTTTCATGGTCTTTATGATTTAACTGCTACAGGAACGGTAAAAGTTACATACCAAAGTAGTGACAGTGCTTTAGAAGATTTAGATTTGGATGCTTGAGGTTGGAAGGTGATTAAATGCCTATTCAAGATAACTCAAATGTTGAGACTAAGGTATGTTATGGTACTCATTTAACCATACATACTGCAATAGACACAATGATGTCTAGTGTACCTAATCAATCAGAAGTACACGGTTTAACTGTAACAAAAATGGCAGTTGGTAATAAGTTTATTGCAGTAGTTTGTTACGAAACACAATGAGAGTGATATTCCATGCTAGGGAACAGTAGTAAGATTTCCGAGTGGAACGGGTCAATGACCTGTATAGTAAAAGAAAAGGATAGTGAAAATAGTGCCTGTACTAAAGAAAGAAATTGAATTGAATGATGGAAAAAAGATTTGGGTTAGACAAGCATCCGGAATGGATAAACTTGCGATTGAAAAAACCCAAGCGCAAACTTTGCGAACATTTAGACATTTTGGGGCTAATCCCTCAGAATGGACTGATGAGCAACATGCAGAGTTTGGAGATGCTTTAACAGACGCAGGTGGCGGCATCGACGGCCAAATTGCTAGTTGGGTTCCTGTATGTATCTTAGACGAAGAAGTTGATATTAATACTCTTACTTCGCAAGAATTAAGAACAATTCTAGAGTTTGTTAGAGGAGATGATGTGGAGGGTGCAGTCCCTTTGGCCTCTTAACCTTTGTTGCGCCGATGCTATGCTCGGCTTACAAAGGTGTGTTACCAAGCGACTTATTCGACAAATACGATTGTAGAGGCGGTTGGTACAAACTAGAATATGATTTATCAATTGCTGCTGAAATGACCGATAGAATTAACGAACAAATGGATGAGAACAAAGTTGATGGTAAAAGAGCAGTTGCTAATAGAAATAAGAGGAGAGTAGAAAAAGCCGCACTGATAGATTCAAAAGAGATGGGAAACATACTAACAGATTGGGCGGATAATTAATGGCAAAGGCAGGTGCGGCACGAGTCTTCTTCGACATTGTAGGACAACTACAAGCGACGAAACTTTTAGGTGATACTAAAGCCGCTATGGTTATTCAAGAAGCCATTGTTATTGATACTCTCGGTGGAATAGCAGATGCTTTCGCAGACTCTACTCAGTATATCATAGATGGCGTACAACATGTTATTGACGCATTTTTTGAGTATGAGCAACAATTCGTAAGAGTCCGTAAGTTTTACCAAGGAACGGCTTCAGAAGCAAGAGAGTTTGCTGATGCGGCTATGGAAATGGGTCACGCATTCGCATTTACAGGGGCAGAATCTTTAGCGGCGGCTGCTAGAACAGCACAATTAAAGAATGTATTAGGCGGTCAATTAGCAGTTATTGAGGCTACAAGAGCAGGTCTTTTAATGGCTCAAGTTGGTGAAATGGAAACCGAGTTGGGTATGAACCGATTTATTGCTCTTGCTCAACAGACTCAATTTATGATGGGAGGTCTTACTAAAGCAAAGTATGACAGTCTTACAGCAGAGCAACAGGCTAACATTGTAAGAGAGTCTTCTATACATACTCTTAACCAACTTAACACAATTGAAAATACTTCCGTTGCTACAATGGAAGACATTACATTCGTTCTTAACCAATTCGCAAGTCAAGCAAATATCGCAGGTGAGTCTATTGGTGAAATGGCTGCTATGTCTGCTTTACTACTTGAAACAGGTGAAGAAGTAAGCAGAGCAGGTACAGGTCTGCGTATGATTTACCAGAGATTAGGTAATGCTAATAACGAGGCTACAAAAGCAATAGCAGAAATGGTTCCGGGTCTAGATGCTCAAGGCGTAGCGCAGATGAAATTAACTGATGTTATTAAAGCAATATCCCCCGCATATGATGAAATGGATGCGGCACAGAAAAGAGCATTAGCAGTTAGTATCGCAGGTTCTCGTCACTACATTAAGTTTTTGAAGATAATGGAAAATCAAGACCGTCTTACACAGATGCAGACTGACTCATTCCATGCTCTTTATCCCGCTATTGAAGAGTTTGAAAATAAAACTGAATCTGCTGTTTTCCAAGCAACTCAGATGGAAGCAAAATTAAATGACATGAAAGTCATGCTTGGTGAAAAATTAGCCCCAGCATATATGTCATCATTTAGAGCGCAAGAGTTTTTCTTAAAGGGCGTAGAGACCTTCTTAGAATTGCCGGGTGCTGAAAAAGCAGTAGGTGGCCTTATAGCAGCATCTAATGTATACAAAGAAACACTACAACCACTTAGCGAATTAGCATTAAGATTCGCAGGTCTTAGTATTGCTCTAAAAACATATACTGCTGCTAATCCAAAAGCAATAGCAGCAAGTAATGAAATGGGTATCAAATATAAAAAATTAGCAGACTCTAGATTATCAGAACAGATACTAGGAGATGCAAATATAGAGTCTCTAAAGAAAGAAACTATAGGTCTAAATAGAGCGCAACAATCTATACTAGGCAAAACTTCTGCAACAAAGAGAAGCCTTACTGCTGATAGAGTAGCATTAAATGTAAAAAGAAGGGCGAATAAAGCACAAGCAGATACTATTATTAAAAACATAATGGAGGCTGAGTCGGGCGGTAAAGCAGGTAAAGCATTAAAGCAACTTCATTGGCAAAAGGGTAAATTAACAAAAACAAACGATAGACTTGCTACTCAACAAGGAAGACTTCTTAATTTACAATTTCAAGCAGATAAAAACCATAAGTTTGAATTAGAGATTAGTAGGTCTATTGTTGCACAGAAAAAAGGTAGAGAGGTTATTGATAAGCGTACTCTTTTAACTATGAGCCAAAATGTTATGGCGCAAGAAAAAATGAATGCAGGTTTAATGACCCATGCTACTTTAATGTCTAATGAAATTGTATTAACAGCAGACTTAGGTGTCGCAAAAATAAAAGAGTTAGAGCATAGGTCTATGGAAATACTTCTTTTACAAGAAGATTTTAGAGCAAGAATGGCTGCTCTAAACGCAAAAAGAGCAGATAGATTAGCAACAGGTCAATCTACATTAGCCATAGATGAAGAAATAATGACAATAAGAGAGGAAATAATAACTCTTGGTCAAAGAAGGGCTGCTATACAAGGTACAATAATGGCAAATAAACAATTTGTTGCTAGTAGCAAATCTGCGGCAAGTGGCTTAAAAGGACTTACTGCTAATCTAAAAATAGGGGCGCAAGCGTGGTATGCGAATGGTAATGCTGTAAAAGCAGCAAAAGGAGGATTAATGGCTATGACAATGCTACTTCCTATGATAGTAGACCAAGAAGACCAAATGGCGGCTATGACTTACAGTGCAGCAATTATGATGGGTAGTATGTTAATTCCCGCTATTTTTAGTACAAATGCTGCTCTTATAGAAATGGGGGTAGCCGCAGGTTTCGCAAGTGGCGGGCTTACACTTATAGTAGGCGGTCTGGCTGCATTAGCAGTATACGCAGGTTTCGAGTTTTTCAAAGACAACACAATGCTTGGAGATATTGAAAGTCAAATTGATTCAGTTAATGAATTAAATACTAGCCTAGATACTACTGCTTCTATACTTGCTGAATTACAAGGGCCATCTGGTGAAAGTGCTATTTTACCGGGTCTTATTGATGTTTCTTATAATGAGTTAAAACAAAATGCAGACTTAGCCACATTAACTTATGAAGATGTAACAAATAAAATTGCTGGTTTTGAGCAAAATAGATTAGCAGCAGAAAAAGCAGGTAATAGCGAATTGGCTTCTATGTATTCCGGTAGAATATCTGAATTAGAAGTAGTACAAAGTAAAGTTAAAAGCATAGGTGATGCTCAAAAGTTTGTAAATGGTACTATTATGGATGGTAACAATGAGTTGTTAGAAGCCTTAACAATTGAAGAAAGAATGTATGGTAGCAAACACGGTCAAGGTAACATTCGTGAACCTCATGCTATGGGAGAAAAGGTCTTTACAATAGGGTTTGATACTGACGGTGATGGAGTCGTTGATGATAAAATAGCCGAAGTTACAGGAAAAGACTATGTAACCTTAATGGATTTAGATAAACAAAATTATGCGGCTCGCCAAGAGGCATATGAAATATATTTAGAAGAAAAAGGTGCGCTTACAATAGATTATAGTACCGAAGACCATATATTTTTAGTAGATTATTATAAACAGTTATTAGGTGTGCAAGAAACATCTAACGATGCTATGATAGATGCAGATAGGCAGATGTACGATTCTCTAAATCAACAGACAGAAGAGTTTGCGAATGCTAGAGAAGAGTTATTCTTTGGGGAAAGAGCAAACTTTACAGGACAGATATTCAAAAACATTACGCAAGGCGGAGTAGAAAGTATTCTGCATAGAGTAGAGTTTATTCAGACTAATAACTTTAATGGAATGATTCTTGAAGAAATGGTAGAGCAAGTTAGTACAGGCGTAGTGCAAGAGTTGAGAAGTTTAGGTGTACCGGTATGACGAAGACAGTTACAACAAAATACAATTTTTGGTTAGCAGGTTACTATGACGACTTTGCTTCTGCTAGATGCGTAGCAGATGACCTTAATGACGCTAACGCAAGAACACTAGACCATACTAAAACACATTTTGGTTCTGCTTTAGGTGGAAACGCAAGACTTAACTCTCGATTTAGATATTCATATCCAGATAGGGTAAGAACAGGTACTTACTTTTTAGATGCACCTAATGGTACAGATTGGGCGTACCTAGGTTCTAATGAAGCATTTAGCAGCATTACCGCAGTTACAGATTCTTTTACACACAATTCTTCTTTTGCTGATTGGCTAAAGTATGACATGTATAGAGATAATGTAGATAGCAATACTGTTTCGCAATCCAAACCTAAGCATCCCTCTTCTATTCTTGCGAATAGACAAAGATTTGCAGGTGCGGCTGGTGATTCTTACTTAGCATTTTTTAACGGTCACGAAACTGCTGGAAAATACTATTGCCCTGTAGGAGATATGGATTTTAGTTGGGCTGCTGCCCCTCTTACAATAGCAAATAAAGAAAGAGCAAGCGGTATTTTTGATGATAATGCTGGTAGTCCTGTTTCTTTTATGCAATACGGTCATTCATCTACACTATATCCTTCTCATGTACCTGCTTCTGCAAATACTTATGCTTTAGTATCTTTTGCTAGCGTATATGTAAACGAAGAAGTAGACGCAACAGTAGCAAAAGAATACCCTACTTCATACTCACATGAAATAGTAAGCCCTGCTAAAAATAACTTTTTTATTCATAATCTATACATTCCAGCAGAAGCAGGTTCTAGTGGTACAGAAAGAATAATGACATACGATGGCCCACTTAGAATAAAAGGTCTTGGAGAAAGTTTTCATTTGCGAATTGCAGTAGATGTTCCCCAACAAACGGGTGTTGGAAACTACATAGACTTTGCTTATTCTCTAAAGATAGGCTACAAATCTAGTGCTACTTACAATAAATCTACAAATGCTTTTAGCGATACTGCTAGTATAGCAACAATACCTATAACTTTAGCAGATATGGGGTTGTTTACAGGAGATATAAGAAAATACAAAGAAGGAGTGCCAGATGCAATACCTTTAGATATGATGTGGGCTGATATAGAAGTTGTTTTTGACTTTACTGCTAATACTTGGAAAGCATACGCAAATGGAAATACTAGTCATTTCGCAACCGGCTCAATAGATACATCTGTAGAGGAATTAACTGCTGTTGGTTGGTCTTTAGATACAACTTGGGCGCGTGGCACTAGTACCTATGGAACACTAGTTACTATGATTGATAGAGCCGCTATTGCTTTGCCACTTACAAATAAGTTTGATGGCACAATTCCCGCCCCTGTAGAAAAGTTTTCTTTAAGTAGAGGTGCTAATAGAATAAGTACCTGTAGTGTTACAATAGCAGATGATGATAATTCTTATAATCTATTAGCACTAACTACAGGAGTGGCTACAAGCGAATGGAAATTAGTATGTTTTTTAGATAATGAGGATAGACCTTTTTGGCAAGGAGTAGTAAATAGTATTACTCATAAACAAAATAATAAAAATCAGACTCTAAGTACAACCATAAAAGCAGAAGACTCTCTAAGTATTTTAGATAGAACACTTCCTATCTGGGAACACGGTCAAAACTCCTACATTACTTTATCTAACCATACTTCTATGGCTAGTACAGTAGATAAGAGAATAGAAGAAACTACTGCTATATCTAACACTTTATTGATGGGTAGTGCTGATTTAAGTTTTAAAGGTAGTGAATTAGGTTTTAGCAAATATGATACAGATAAATACTCTGGCGGCTTTAGTCCTATAACAGATAGTAGAACACAACTTCATTCTGGCACTCCTATCCAGATGTATATTAACGAAGACGAAGATGGGCCTAACGATGCTGAAAATGAATGGGAAGGAGATGATGTTTTAGAGATAGTATCACATCATCCCTTTACAGACCCAGACAGAGAGTTTTGGGTAAAATACGATGAAAGAATCGGAGGTAGTGCTACTCCTTCTTCAGGACATATTGCTACTTACGGTAATTTTAGTGATGGTGACACCTTTGTTGTAAAAGGTACTGCTTATGATGGTACATATACAATAAATCAAATGTATATTAAAAAAGATATAACTACCAAAGAAGACACTTACTTTGTAAGAATAAGAGCAACAGATACATCAGGAAATGCGGGAACAGATAGATTGTTTACTGCAACAGATGTAGTATTATTAAATGGAGATTATAACGGAAAAAAACTTGTTAGAATCATAACATCTTCGGCACATAATCTTTCAGAAGGAGATGAGTTTATGTTCCCTCAAGGCTTAAATGTTTCTGGTTATTCTCTGGAATTATTTACTGCTAGGCCATTACAAGTTTTCCATGTATTTTCTGCTACTGCTTTCTATGTTTTAGTGGAAAGATGGCCTTTTGCAGTTGCAGATAGCAAAGGTATACTTTCTAATTCGGGCATGACTTATGACCTAAGCAAAATAAATGGTAAAGATTCTAAGTCTTATCCTAAGACACATCCCGTACTTTACAAATCAAATACAATTACTACTCAAATACCACAAGATGTTACTAAATACAGAAATATACATGCTAGATGGATGAGAGATTTACCTCAATCTACTTGGTTCAAAGCACAGTTTGGTGTAATTGCAGCAGAACCTTATTGGAGACATGGTATAGGTTCATTCCTTCACACACCATTTACTGCTTCTCAAGCAGCACTAATGGTTTCGACAATTGGTACTTCACAATGGAATGCTGATGGTACTACTAAAGTACCTACTATGGAGGGTGATTTAACAACATCCTCTACAACACTTACTCTAAGAGATGCTGCTTTATGGTGGTACATAACACATAATAGACTAAAGGAGTTTATTATAGACTTAGTGGATAAAGATACAGGAGACCATCAGTATATCATAGGTAATAATGTCACCACTCCAACAAATTATGATGCCGTAACATGGAATCCCGGTAGATTTGTTAAGACTAGTCATGGGTTTGTAGAAGGACAAATAATCGTTCATACAGGATTTACTCAAGAACACTTAAATGGGCCAATGATGATAAAAGATGTTGTTTCAACATTTGAGTATACTACTTACAGAATAGAGCAATTTAACGCAAATGACTCCTCATTTGCGTACCTAAAAGCAAAATACAGAGGAGGTAGTAATTGGTCTGATGGTAATAGTAGATGGTATGAAGACCCAGATAACATTACTGCTACTTTAGTACAACCTTCTTCTGGTGCTGAATATGCGCCCGATGCAGACTCCGGAGCGGCATATCACGGTACTGTAAATCTTACAGGTCTTAAAGGGATTAAAAGAGATTGGAATAGAGCAAACACTATCTATACTCTTAGAAAAGTAGATGAAAGTAATGGTTACAAACATCTATGGGCTTTATGGGCTGATATGAGAAATGACGGTACTGCTGATGCAGACGGAGGTTATCGCAAGTCTGACTTTAATTTGCTTTTACCTACATCTCAGAAGTATTCAGTTAATCTTACTTTTGCTAATCAATTTGACGAATATGGTTTACCAGATACTTTTTGCGATTTGAAAGTAGGAGAAGATTTAGATATATGGTCTCTTGATGCTACAGAAGAACCATTTACGGGTAATGCTTGGGAGACTCTTGAGGGTGGTTCAAACGAAGAACCATTCGACCAATATCACAATTGGAAAGATAAAGGAGGCGCAATATGTCTAGTAGATGTATCTCGTTTCTGGAATCTAAATACTGCCGCAACAGGCGGAAGACCCGGCTACAAAAGCGGCGGTTTAGCAGACTTTGGAGACTACGAAACCAATTCTACAGGTTTCCCCTATCTTATTGATAATTATTGGAAACATGCAGTAGCAAACTACAAAAATATAACAGAAGATACTCACTTTGTAAAGTATCATAAAAACGCTGATTATTTCATAAATGACGGTACTCATTTAATGAGAGATATTGCAGTAGGAGATACCGTCATTTATTTAGATGATGCAAGTCAATTCGCAAGTAGTGGTTATGGAGTTATACAATGCACAGGAGGAGGAGAAGACCGTGACTCTGAAAAGACTAATTATTATTTCTATTGGTCTGGTAAAACTAGTGTTCTAATAAATAATCAACCATATGATAAATTAACAGGAGTATACATTACTGCCTATGAAGTAGTAACCGGCCCTAAAAATGCAATAGACCAATTAAAAGCAGACTCCTCGTTATATTCTGGCGGTAGTGAAGTTGCTATTGCTAGTAATGAGTTTTTAACAACAAATGTAGAAGGTAATTTTGATACTGTAAGAGTATACAATAGTCCCGCAGCACTGTTTAGTTTTAGATTATTAATGAATATATCTGGTAAAATTAAATCTCTTAACTCTGGTACATACTTTGCACACGATAAACTTAGGTATATGCAGACATTACTTCTAACAGATAGTTGGGCTACTAATGCAACACTTCCTTGTATTTGGGATATACAAAATGTTCCTAAGACTAGCAGTTTAGGAGGAGAAGATTACGGTTCTGTTCACGATGCTAGAGGACAAACAATCTTAACTTTGCTAAATGATATGAAAAGCAAAGAAGGGAATGGTAGTAATGGAGGACTAAAGACCTTTTCTTGGCTAATAAGTAGAGACAATAGGTTAGACTTTAGAGAAAGTTATGCTAGCGGTCATACATTTAATAGAAATAATCTAAAAGTTTCTGATTTAAGTACAGTAGCAGGTAGTCAGATAACAAATGTAAGAGTATACTATAATGGAAACTCTGCATTTGCAGACCACCCACAGCCTTCTGGTTCAGATGTCAAATGGAGAGTATTAAATTATCCAAACATTTTCAATGGAGAAGAAGCCCTGTCCTTAGCAAAACAAGAGTACCTTAGAGAAAAAGACTCTAGAGTAAGTATAAGTGCAGAAATAATTAGGCCATCAGGAGATACAAATGTAATGACAGATGGGGGTAGGTACGGATATGTTGCAGATGTATGTAGAAATCTAACTAGAAAAGACACAGAATCTTTGGCTTGGTGGACTAATACTTTAGGCGGCTCTCCGTTCTTTGGTATTCAAAATGCTTTAGATTGTGGCTCACTTAATTCGGAGGCTAACATAACTAACTCGTCTTTGTTATATGCAAGCACTTATGATAATAATAGCGCATCACATGTTCTTCAAAATTACGCACATGCAGCAGACCATAGATGGAGACTAGGTATAGTATCTACAAATAGTGCTGGCGTAGCACCTACTAGTCCACCAGCAAGCGGTAAGATATACAGAGTATCTACAGGGCCGGATGTATACAAGTGGGCTTACGATGGAAGCACTTATGGCCCCAATGTTACATTTAGCAATACTAATACTTGGTATGAATTAGAGTCTACAGTTAGTGGAGTTACATACAAACTATCAGTATACAATATAGACACCTCTCATGCTTCTGCTATACAAGAAGTAACTATGTATTATGATAGAGCAACTAGAAGGCATGGTAACGCTTACTATTGGTATGGAACAAACTCTCTATCCTCTGCTATACAAGTAGTACATGTAGACAAAGACACCAAAAAAGTTAGTGGTACTTCAAATAATGAATTAAGACTTGCGATTGCGTATCACGCTGGTAGTACGGCTCAGACTGCTACCTTCAAACTATTTGCTTTAGATTATGGTTTTGATGAAGCGATAGGGTCTGGCCCTGTAGCACCATTATTTACTGCTGCTACTTTACATGGGTCTTCTTCTGTAGTAATTGATGGTAACGGTATGTTTGAATTAACACTACCTTCATCTTATGATAGTAGTACACCAAAGGTAATTTTTTCAGCAGATATAGATTATTTGCGAGATGTTATGGATAGAAGATTGTATCAGACTACTCCTAAAAACGCACATAATATACCATTAGATAGTACATACTCATCTTTTGATACAGATAGTCCATTCCCATTAGGAGTTAGGCAGTATGATGACTTAGGGCCAATGGCAGATAGAAGGGCGGCTTGGTATGCACCTAGGTTACATATTGTAGATGACCTTAATTTCACGCCAGCAACAACCCTGTCCTATACAGATACTCATGTAGATTTAAGTAACGAAACTATGGTTATAAGAGATGTCAATTGGCAACAAGACTGTACTAAGCACGAAAAGGTTACTATGAAACTAGAGAAGGTTGAAAGTCATTACGCTTACTCTATGGCTCAAGTATTTGCGAAAGAGACATCTCCTGTAGGGGGAGGGGGAGGATGGTACGATGGTAACTCTGACGACTACAACCAACCTCCCTCTACAGGCGGTTTTGGTGGCGAAGTCCCTAGACCAGCACCTATGCTAACCACTTCTAGCAACATCAATGATGATGGTCAGAGTCAATTCACAGGTCTGACTTCTAATCAGATGTCTAAGACCTTGATAAGGGGTCTTAAAGGCAGAGCAGACTTCGGGGGCGACAAGAACGCCTCCGGTGCAACATGGGGTGTCCTAGGTAGCAAAAACACAGGGATAACATCCTCATTCGATAGAGCGATTGATGGTCTCGACACAACATCCGGTTCATCCGGTTCTGCGATTGCTACTTCTGATGGATTTACATTAGCAGGTATAGCAGACCCAGAGGTGGGCCAGCAAGGAGAAGTGCATAGTCATACCCTCAATGTGCGAGTACCTAACGATACTAGTAGCGGATATGTGTCTGTTCTTGCTAGTATATCCCTACCGTCTATCAGTAGTGGAGGAAACGCAGAAATAACAACTACTGTAACTTGTAAAGAAACCTCTGCTGCTATTAGCAGCACCAAGATTATTACGCAAGGAGTTAGTAATGCTAATACTATCTTACTACCGACTCAATTCTTGAACGGGGCCGGTACTGCGAATAACACTCTGATAGTAACCTTTGAAAGAAAGCCAGCACAAGGTAACGATGCGGCAGGTTATCAGTCTCTTGTGATACACAATGTATCAGTTAATGTAAGAAGGTACAACAAGCCAGCAGTAGCCCAAAGCAACTCATTCAAAGCCTACTAGGGTGAGTCGGGAAGTTGGGGTGAGAAACCATATATGCCAAAGAGGAAGCCAAAACAATGAAGGAAACTTCCCGACTCAACACTACATTAGTCGTAAGGACTTTTAAGGTTTCCACTCTTTGCGTAGACCTTTGATTCTTCTAGCAAGAACCCTACCTACTCCTTTGATTTTCATTAAGTCTTTCAGTCTGACTTTAGTCTTTAGCAAGTTAGGTATAGAGCCGTATTGGTCTAGCAATCTTTCTGCTATATCCTGACTCACTCCTTGTATTCCCATAAGAGCGAGCATCCTTGAATCAGTAGGCAGACTCTTGATTCTAGTAGTAGGTTTTAGAGTAGAACCCATCTGTTTCTTTAGATGCGATACTGCTAACCACTCTACGAAGTCATCCATACTAGGAAACTCAATGACTCTTATCTTTGGGAAGTGGGAGTATACTACCATCTTAAATGATTTAATCACTCTATTCATCTTTGCTATTTCTCTAGAAATCTCATTTGCTTTGGCCTTTCTTCCTTTGAAATAAGGTTTTAGTTGAGTACCATAGATGGCAAGGAAAGGCATTTCGCAAGACTCACTTAATTCATGTAACTGATGATTGATTGTTCTACCATTCCTACCTATACCTAGAATAGTGCGATACAAATCGTTTATCTCTTTTGCTTCAATAGCCCAATCACCAATGATATAATCACCATACTGTAACCTCTTAACCATTATTTCGCCCTTTGGGTCTACCTTTCTATTCCCACAAGCAACATACAGTTTGTGGAGAAGTTTTTCATTCTCTCTATCATCTGCATATATCATGTGCTATGCTGGTACTAAGTGGTATAAAACAGCATCTCTTACTACCTACTGCAATACCAACAACTTTCGCCATCACATAGGTTGTGTTTGCGATACCATAGAGGAGAAGGAGCGTTTCGGTAGCGTTGCATACCAAGAACATACTTCCTAGTGGTGAATACATTATAGTCAGTCCAACCCAGAGTTGCTATGAAATCGCAAATCTGGTTTGCTATCTCTGTTTTTTCTGATTCATCTAAGTCTTTAGGGTCAGCATACCAACGAAGTTGTCTACTCATTTCTTGTACGAGAGCGACACGCACATGATGAGGAGGATTAGATACTCTAATTGCCCTGTCTAGGCAGGTAGGTAGTGCTACCTCTCCCTCGTGATTACCTACCCTTACTGTGCTAGTTTCGCCCTTTGCTACTCTTTCTTGATAAGGGTTTTCTGCATTCCATAGAACCAAGTCAAAACAAGACTCGACATCGTAAGAACCCAAGAATGGGTCTAGGAGAGAGTTTTGAGAAGTAGGTCTCTTAGGTATAGGGTAGTTAAGCGGATTGACTAAGAATAGTCTAGGGTCAATTACTACACACCACTTCCCCCTAGTAGTATTGTAGGTATTAGGAACACGAGTCAGTTTCTCTGGATAACCTACACCGTCTAGGCTCTCTAGACCCTCCGCCATCTCTCTCTGATACCTATCTAGGTGCAAAGCCCACTGACGGCCTCTAACAGGGCGTTTGAAGAATTGGTGAACATGAAACCCCCTGCCGGTAGCAACAAGCCTAACTTCGCCTTTGAGTCTGGCAATAAGGCTAGCAACATCTTTTTTAACAGTCTCCATACCGTACTCTTCGGTCATATCGAAGTCCCACCAAGCCCTATCCATAATCACACTATCATAGTCCTTCAAATCCTCAAAGGAATACAGACTAGTGTAGATATTGCTTTTACCATTGAGAGTATCAATGTACTTGCGGAAGGATGCAGAATCCCTGCATCCCTGTCTCTTTAGACCTATCTGTCGAGGGAATCTAAGTGTTGTCATAGAACCACCTAATACGGGGAGTCCTTATCAATCTGCTTATGACCGCAGATAGAGCAAGTGTAATACTTTCGATTAGCAGTATCTATATGCCCCGTTACCATGATTACGGGCTTAGAGTCTGCTTCTTCTGTTGATATTATAGCATCGCATTCTTCACAAAACATTGTCATTCCATTTCACCCCATAGGTTCTCAAGACCATTCCTCTCACTTTCGCAAGACATAGAGAAGTCACACCATTGAGGGCAGAAGTAATCGTTCCACTTCATATCCCAATCGTGCGATTTGATACCATCTACTGCTTCTTTTAGAGATTTGTTGAATGATGTAATACTCCTTGAGTTTAGTTTCTCTACTACTAAGAACCCCTTAGAGCCTTCAGCAATAGCAACTTCTTTGCGAGAGTCAGTATCTAACCAACCCTTCTCCGAACAAAGAACCCTATCTTCATCCCATTCGCCCCAATCATTCTTCCAGCCACACAATTCTGCGACAAACTTAGGATTGAAAGCATCGGGGGATAAGTAAGCAAAGTGAGTTATAGGTCTAGTCTCGCCCATAAGTCTAAGCATATGAGTGTAGTAACACATCTCTTTACGAGTCTTGCTAAACTTCATCGAAGCCATATTACCTGTCTTCAATTCATATATACAGAGACCGCCGTCTGGGTGAAGGAGAATACCGTCAATGAGACCTACCAAGACTACTTCATGTTCAGCATCCCATACAACTCTCTTGACTTCGTACTCATAGGGCATGAAGTTTTCAAGACCCCATCTTTCAATACGACATTCTTCTAAGAAGGTCATTACTTCGTTAGCAGGGTCGTGCCTATCTTCGGGGATTAGTGGGCCAAGCGTAGACTGACCATCCCAATTATCATATAGAGTCTCTAGGTTCGTGTGAACATACTTCCCACGAGCCATAGCGGGTGTCTCTGGCAACCTTCTGCCTTTGAGTTGCACCCTAGACCACCAATACTTTCTAGGACAGCCCCCGTAACCTACAAACGAGGACTTAGACATTCTTAGTAGTTTATCTTCCTCATTAGGGTCGTAACTACTATTTGCGTCTAATTCTTCGACAGACATCTCTGATGGGTCTTTCATACTCTCACTCTTCCTCTAGAGGAAGAGTGGTTTGTTGTGTGCTATCCATAGGCTGTTCGCAATAAGGACACAACTCAACTAACTCTATACCATCAAGCAAAGGAGTCCTAACTATTCCCCCACAGTGATTACATTCTTGCTCGTGGATAAGTCCATCCTTCTGAAGAATCTTCAGAATAAGCGTATTATGCTTCTCCAATTCCTGTGCTATCATGTTTAGAAAACCGTCAATACGGCCAATCATAACATTAATCTTTTCATCCAACTGCTTAATTGTCGGCTTCTTACTTCCTCGACTCATATCTATACCCACACACCCATGACCTATTAAAACTATTCCTCATAACCACTCTACTTTGGTGACTCCGCTAATGGTATTTTGCAGGGGCATGTAATCCCAGCCCATTATCTCATAGTAGGGAATTATTTTATCCAATACAAACTTTCTTGCCATTTGCTTATACCCAACCTTTGCTATTCCTTCTATCTCCGATGGGTCGTCAAAAGCAATATATTTACCTGTATCATCCAAGGTACATAGGAAATAATCATCTTTGCGATAGCCTTTACCTAGATTATCGTTAGCCCATTTAGCACCAGCACGAGCCTCTGAAAGAACCGTGTATTTATGCAAATCATTACTAAGTTTTGCTTTGATAGTTAAATCTGCAATTGCGATTCTCTCTTCGACAACATCTTCTATTAGATTCTGCAATTGAAAAGTTATATCCTCTTCATTATGTCCTTGTAACATACCATCTATAACTAAACCCATAGCATTCTTCATAGCCTTCGGCAGACGACTCTGCTTCATCTCAATTCCTTTGACATACCTCTCTGGCTCGTGATATTGTCCTTCAGTCCAAGATACTAGACCAGCATAGCGATTCTTAGCCATTATCAAGAACGAAGAAGACCATTTCTCAAACTCGGTAACTATAGGAAACATTCTTGCGTTTATTGTCTCTAAAGCGGCCTTTCCCTCTTCGGGAGTAGGTACTTCGCACATAATCGAGTCTGTGTGTCCGTATCGCACAGTGAAACCTAGGTCTTCGGCGTGGTCACGCAATTCGCCTAGAGTATTCCTTGAAGTATATGTGATAGCGGCGGCAATATCGGGATGGTACATTCCATACTTTGCGTCACCAGCCACCCCGTACATAGATGCGACTAGGGACTTTGTAGCATATTGTAGAGAATCATACATCTTACGCTCATCATCTGTTCTTGCCTCCTTCATCCATTTCTTGTATTGGTTTCTTAAATCTGTCATCTTATCCATCTGTCTACAGAGAAGACCTTTCTTTTTGCGATTAAAATGAATACCATTTCCGCAATCTTCTCCTTCCTCATCAAGAGTAGTCCAGCATATACCGTACTTATCCACATTACTATGATACATAGCCTTGACATCGAAGATACCTATGTTGCTATACACTCCGGCCTCCGGAATCATAATCTCTGCACCCTCATAATCAACTTTAGCAAACTGCGGTTTGCTAGGCATTCTAAGATTAAAATCCTCATCTCTAAGAGATAGGATAGAGAACATCTTTGTGATGAAAGGAGTAGAACGAATATCGCATTGAACGATATGTTGTAGAGCAGTATGATAGCCTAGGACATCTACCAAATCATTGAGTCTAGGTAGTAAGTCTACATCTTGCCGAGCATAGTCTAGGTATGTCCCTAAGTCAGAGTAGTAGGTATCGTGACCATCTTCTAGAGGAACCTTTTCATCTTGCAGACAGTGTTTAGATACTGCGTCTAAAGACATAGCAGGTAACTGTCCGTTCTTCAAAGTCCACAACTTCTTGAAACCAATCATCATATCAATGACATTTCTCCCAACGATAGGCTGTTCCCAATCGCCAAACTTCCATCTTACACGATTCATAGGGGATAGAATGTTGGGATTGAGACCTACATGTCTCATGCGATTTATTAATTTGCGGCAATCAGCATTAGTTACATTCCATCCTGTGATGATGTCGGGGTCTTGCGCTTTCATTAGCAAAGCAACATCTAGCAACATCTCCTTTTCGTCAGCGCAACATTTGAATCTTCTATCTCCCATCTCGCAATACTCTTTACCATAAGGATGATTCTTTGCTGGAATCTTATCATAGAAACCAGCCTCAAAGTCTGGATGGGTGAACCAGACAAACTCCCCTTTCTGCGAATCTCTTACTACTATGATTGTTATTTCACCGGAGTCTATCTTCCATTCCATATCCAGATACCATACTCTATGTTCATAGTTGTCAAAGACAAGACCACTATCTGCTAATACTTTATTTTCCCATTTGATATTCGACTCCCAAGTCTGAACATCATTTGATAACTTACGCATATCTTCTGTGTTGTAGAAGTAGCATTTTACTAGACTCTCTCCATAGAGACCTTCGTGTCCCTCTTCTATTCTAGCGCAACGATATTGATTCTTTAATACGCTCACACTCATAGAAGACTCGACATAGACATAAGGTAGTTGGTCTGTACCTAAGACCGTTCTTTTCCTATTACCGTAGTCATCACGGTATAAGACTGTGACACTATTCCCTCTAGACCTCTCGACTATCATGTCACAGACATGATACCCAAGTCCCTATAAACCCTAGTACGCCCTTCTTACTAATACAGGTATATTATGACTATTCAACCAATCCATAACCAGCATAGGGGAGACTGAATACTCCTTAGCAATCGCACTCATACTACTAGAGAAATACTTCTCCATCAACCATTCTTTATTGTCAAACTTTGGCATTATATTCACCTTCTTTTTTAGCGACTGCATAGATTTTACCATGCTCTGTCTGTCCTATAATCATACCCATTCCAACCTATTTGTGTTAGGGATTTCTTTAAGTCTCGCATCTATCTTGGCGCAAGAGTCGGGGTATAACTCTACCATAGTAGAGTTTCTTTCTAATAATTCGCAAGCAACAGCAGTAGTGCCGCTACCGGCAAATGGGTCTAGAACCCAATCTCCAACATCACTACTTGCTAAAACGCATTTAGTAGGTAAGTCTAGGGGAAACGGGGCTTCGTGACCATTGTTAGCAGGGGTCATATCCCATACTGTGAATAAGTTATTTGCGTTATAATGATAGTCTGGATTCTTAGAGAGCATGAATATAGTCTCGTGTTTAGGAACAGGTCTTTTGATGTACGCTTCTGGCTGGGGATAGGCTTTGCTTTTATTCCATATTATTTCGCTTCGCAGAATCCAACCATCAGCCTGTAATGCTAAAGCCAATCTCCAAGCAACGCCTATAAGGTTCTTTTTAGGGAGACCTAAAACATTTCTAGCACCCCATTTATTCTTCGACCCTTTGATGCCTCCTTCTTTGTAATCGGAACCTGCACCGCCAGAGCCATTGTAGGAGTCTCCTACATTTAACCACAGAGTACCGTCGTCGGTTAGATGGTCTCGTACTTTGCGACAGACCTCTACCATAGTCTCTATGTATTCTTCTAAAGTCTGGCCTTTACCAACTTCGTCTTCATCCTCACCATAAGTACGCATACCGTAGTAAGGAGGGGAAGTAACGCAAGAACGATACTTGCGATTACCTAAATCCGCTTTGAGAAAATCAGAGCATATTATTTCATGTTCCATCAAACAATCCTCCTATAATTAAATACATTTCTTGTTTTACCTGTCTTTTCTATGAGACCCCATAGTGCTAAACAAATCATAAGACTGCCAATTGTTCTGGTATCTATGTCTGTTCCTTGACCCCTTATGTATTTATTTGCGTAAGGCAGTAATATATCTGCATTAAACTCCTGACCTATCTCTATATCTTTCAGAATAGCATAGGTTACTGCTATTTTTCTATGTAACTTGCGAAGGGACATAACAGAACCCATGTGTCGTAGAACCCAATATATCTCATCTACAGGGAGTTTTATGCCCCTGCTTGCTATATTCTGTATTCTATGCCTAGGTTGTTCTTCTACCCATTCGCTAAGTACCGGCATCAGACTACGCCTCTCTGAAATATCTTACAATCATCACTGTATATCACCATAGAGTAGCCCTGTCCTTCGGGATTGAAGTCTAGGATATAGAGAGTAAGTTTGTCATTAGAAAGGCAGTTTTCAAGCCCTCCTTCAAACTCAAAACTAAACTGCGGGAAATGCGGCCACTCTATATCAAGGAGACAAGTAGTAGTTTCACCGAGCATCTGTTTGCCGGTTGTTATGTCTAACTGCGATTCTCCATCCCATGCGAGGGTGCAACGATTTACCTTCTGTCCGTTGATATTACCAGCCTCGATTGCTTGTCGCAAATCAGAGCCATGCAATTCAAACTTAGCAACAGGTTCTCTTACTTTACCATCAGACATTGTGTATCTACCCACTCCGTCAATAACAGACAATCTCTCTTGCGATTCTTCATTCCACAGACTAATACTTTTCTTAGTATGAGGGAATGCTAAAGCACGAGGGTCTGCGGAGATAGTAGTCTGTTTACCAGAGGAACGGAATACTAATTTATCGTCTTTCTTTTCCAAAGTGATAAGTCCCGCATGTGCTTTTAGAACACCAAGGGCTTTCGCAATATCCGGTATAACTATACCTTCTTCCATATGAAAGTCGTCACAAGGAGTAACGAAGGATGCTACACTAGTTTTACCATCTCTGACGATGCTAGTAGTCACGGCCACATCAGCATTAGGAATGCACTCAATAACGCAACCTATGACTTGAGGCATAGGTTTACCATTGATATTACACATTCTCTGCGTCTTTCTTAACAAATCTTCTAACTGTCCCTTTGGTAGTTTCAACATATTTATCACTTATCCTCTATGTCCCTATAAATCACTCGTCAAGAGTGACATAAGCATGTTTCTTTAGCATGTTAGCACACAACTTACACATCTCCCTAGGCTTAGGTTCGCCATTAGCCTTGAGGGGATGGTCTGTCTTGTGAGTACCAAAAGTAGGTATTCCCCTGCATAGAAGGTAGGACTTGCCTGTAACCCCTATAGATACTGCGTAATGCGATTTCTTGTGTCTAGAAGGGAATACCTTCTTTACTTTCATTATGGTTTCACCCCCATTCTAGGAAGGGCAGTCCAGACCATTTCACTTCTCCATCAGAGACTCGCAAAATTGTGTGAGTCTCACCTAGATGTTTCTGATTCCAACCTTTCATTTCTTCGATAGTGGCTCTGATTTCCCATTCGCCATCTTTCATCTTAGGGTCAGACTTGATTCCAGCCGCAATATCACCTTTCTTGGTGTATCTTGCTAAGAATATCTGTTGCGAGAAGAGTCGCATAGTACCTTTCTCCCAATCAGGTATCTCTCCGACCTTCATAAGACCTTTAGCACCGTTACCCAAATCTGCGAATTGCTTTACATCTTTTAGATGGAAAGTAAAGAATACTGCGTCTACAGGTAATTGATGCGCTCTGTTCATAACATCACGGAACAATTGATTGCGAATACGCCATTCTGCTTGATTAAATCTGTCACCGTCTTCGACATTGACAGGATTCTTACTGCGATTCATCAGAACATTAGTCATGGCTAATTCGCACCACTTCAAGAACGAAGAACCGCCATCTACGATAACGGCCCCAATCTTACCTTCCCTTGCTTCTTCCCCTATCAACTTGATAAAGAAACCCATCTTATCAATAAGAGCAGTCCAATTAGTAGTATTATCATCATCGAAGATGGAGGCATCTGTCTCATCGAACAGAGGGACTACACGGATATTTTCATCATCGGGATAATTAAACGCAACGGTCTGTACCGCACTGTTGTCAATATCAATAATGACTATCTCTTTGTCAGTCCTAGCCCTTGCTATATCAATCGCAAGACCTGTCTTAGCGCAATTCTCCTTTGCCACTAGAGCCATCCTAATAGGATTATCGGATGGGCGACCACGAGAGTATAACTCTCTGTAGTGGTCTAGACCAAACTTTGCCGGTGGCTCTTTGCTATCCTCTTTTTTACCCCATGCGCTCATATTACTCACTCCCAATCGTCAGAAGCCCCTTCCCCCTCGGACTCATCATCCAAGGAGGGGGAACCTACTTCTTCAACACAGTACCAGCCGGTAATTGCTAGTCTACCGTCGCCTTCACGACCCACATAAGGAGAGCCGACGACGACAACTACTGAACCAACACCGAAGGTTACTTTAGAATCCTCTTCTGCATTTACATACAGGTCAAGAGGAGGAGATATTGAAGTGATGTCTAAATCAGACAGAGTCAAGATATAGCCACCCTTTTCACGAGGGTCAATGTGTGCTACTTCCATAACAACACATGCTAGAGCATCCCACTTCTCTTTATCAGAGAGAGTACCACAGTGTTCTTCTATGAAGTCCAGACCATCTAAGATAGGCAGGTTTGGCAAGTCTGCGAGTAGACCTGTACCATCAGCCGCCAACGGAGGCTTCTCAAACATGCTAGCGAGATTTGCATCTAGAGTATATTGCGATACACCTTTCTTTGCGTAGCCTACTCCGTTCTTAGACAGATTCATAGGTATTCGCAAAGGAGAGAATGTAGGGTAGCCGACTTTAGCCAAATCCCCTCTAAACTTCATAGGTATAACTCTAAGCGCACCACTTTCACCCTGCTTTCTACCCATGAAAAGACAGGTCTTTTCAAGGTCTTGAGTAGCACGAGCCTTCCCATAAGAGAAGTTAGTAGTACCCGAAGGGTAAGTAGGAGAAGTCTTGTTTTCGATACATACGAAGTAACCAGACCCGTCACCGATTTCAGTTGCCTGTGCAGGTAGACTTTCGCCTTGCATTTCTGCGAATCCAATCTCAAAGACTGCTTTGTTAGTCAGACTTGGGTTGTGAATGATTCGATATTTACCTGTAGTATCATCATGCAGGTATAGTGTGACTAGACCCTGTGCTACTAGGTTATTACGACCTTCTTCCCCAAGAGGAGATAGCATCTTCTGATACTTTGTGTAGAATACTTTACCCCAATCTTTGTATCGAGGACTACTGATGAACATACCTTCAAGGTTCGTGCATCCACTACGGGATAACCTTGCCTTTTCTGCCCTCATTTCAGCCGCCGCCATTCTAAGCGTTTTGTTTTCGACCTCTGCCTCTGCGACCCCTGCCGCAACTAGGGATGCCGCATGTGCATCCTTGGCCTTTGTGTGTCGTGCGAGTAGTTCACTTACTGAACAACCCACATTCTTTGCTACTCTCTCGTACATATCAGTGCTAATCATCTTATCCACTCCGTTTCATCTTGTCCTTTGTTCCATGTCCCTATAAATCCCTCGCAGACAACATACGGCAGTAATCCCAACGGACAATTGTCTCGTCGCAACCTTGCAGTAGGTCTCTTTCGCTGATAATAGAGGACTCGATAACACGCATTTTACCTTCTGCCGATGCGTCTGAATTAACGGCATATCCCAAGGTCTCACGGATGATAATACGCATAGGCATATCCTTTATCATCTTGTAGCCGACCTCGATACTTCTTTCCTTTGCACATACACGCAAGAATGGTTTAGGGTTGAAATCTCCAATGTCAAGAGATAGTATGAATCTGTCCCTATCCTCTTCTTGCATTGTTGCGTATGCTTGTAGACAACCTAGGGCATTTCTCAAATCGCCTTTGTGTCTATTAGCAATAGTAAGTAAATGCGAGTCTGTTATGAATAGATGTTCTGCCGAAGCAACTTTCTGTAATCGGTTCAACATAGAGTTACGCGGAATAGGCTTGAAATGTCGCAACTGACATCTAGATTGTAGCCAAGGGGAGACCTTGCTCAAATCATTACATGTGAGTATGAAGAAGCAGGTTGCGTTTTCGATAACACCTTTGAGAGCATCTTGCGCTTGAATAGTAAGCCGGTCTGCTTCATCAAGAAGAATGATTGTTTCCCACATACCACTCTGCGATAGAGGAATAATATCTTCTTCTATGAAGTCAATACCTCTCGTTCTTTTGCTAGAAGCATTGAATATATGTAGAGAGTAGTCCATCTGATGTGCAAGAGCATACGCAACAGTAGTCTTACCTGTCCCAGCCTCTACGCTATGGAAAAGGAAATGATTCATAGGATTTTTGCCATTTGCGATATTTCGCATCTCTTCGGTAATCAAATCCTGTCCTACGATTTCGGCAAAGTCTGTTGGCCGATACTTTTCAAACCATACAGGGGAAGTCATTGTACTGCCTCCTTCATATCCCTATTGTAAATAGCAATCATGTCTTTGTCAAATGTGTCTTGACATTTCTCACATAGAGTGTAAGAAGAAGTCGCAATAGCATCATCACATGCTTTACACATCTCAATACCATGCTTTTTCAAAAACGGCTTAACCAACCTTTTAGCAATAAACTTCCTCATGCTTCATGCCCCCATGTCTCTAGATAATCTTCTACTATCGGTGCTAATCTTTTGAACATACCATAGGGACTAATACCGGAAGTATCAAAATCTACGGATTGATGAACAAAGGCTTTTCTGCGAAGCAAATCATCTACACCTTTCAATTGCTCGCTACTATGTCCTAAATTGACTGCGCCCCTAGAGATGAGAACCTGTTCATTAGCATGTAGACGAATGATGAGACCCCCATTATCGAGAATGTGTTTAGCCTCGTTTTCATGTCTGACATCGTCAATAATAGCATACTCTATACCTTTGCTATCTGCGTACTCCTGTAGTCTATTGACCCAATAGTCCTCATGTCGCAAATCTCTCCTACCTTGACCCCAAGCCTGTAGGATAGGTCTAGTGAGAGTCTTGTCTTGCTGTTCTAACATATCCCAAAGATAACGAGCATCGGTCTTCCTCTTAGGGTGGAAGAATGCCTGTGCTACTTCTACTCTAAGGCTCTCTGCAAAGGAGAGTATAGGTAAATCAAATGCTTGCGATAACTGCGAAGCAAGTGAAGACTTACCGGACTTCATGTTTCCGCATATGCCTATGTATAATGTCATAGCCAACCCTCCATGCGGCGGGAGGTAGAGGCGGAACCCTGCTTTCGACTTAGGTTTGCTTCACCGTCTTCTCTACCACCCTTTTTAGCGGAGGCATGGATGTGACCCCCCATCTTCCCTTCTTTGAAGCATTGGGAACATAAAGGGAGTGACAAGGCTTGCTGGTCTGTGATGTCTCCCCTATCCTCGACAGGCGCACCACACGAGTAAGTATCACCAACTACATTTTTGTGTAGTAACCAATCCTTTTTGACTCTGACCATATACCGTCTTAGATTCGATGTCCTTATCAATCAAGCGGTCTTCTTTGACATATTATACACTCATCCCACTCTTGGGGGAATAGTGACGGGTCTCCCATGTATCTCATCTGCTTACAAGTAGGGCATCTCTTAGCATGGGTTTTCTGTGCCTTAGTCATTGTAGAATAAGGTCTAGTGAATAGTAAATCTGCTTTACAATGTATAATCTCTTCATCAATCGCATAGACTGAATTGTTTGTCATTGTTCCATCTCCGACATCAACCTTGGTCGTGCCTGTCTGGATAATCTGAATGTTCTTTGCTAACATGGCCGATAGACTTGCGTCGGAAGGCATAACTCTAAAATTACCTTCGCTTAGTAAGATGCTGGCTACGGCAGACCTAGTCATCGGCCCTCTCTCGTAGAGGATTTCTGCAACTC